GGCCAGGTGAAAAGAGTTAATTGGAAACGGCGTAAAAAAGATCGCCGGCTAGGGTATGCGATTCATTTCACGAGTAGATTTACAAAGGTGGAATGTGAATAGATTTCTCAAACATCCAGATGTTGCAAAAGGAATTGATATTGCTTTTAGAAGTGGACTGGGATTAGCTTTTGACTGGACAACGTGTGGCGGTGCTTCAATTAATTTACACACAAAAGAAATTAAGATTAGCATGAGAGATGTCAAGGGTCGCTTTACAAGCGTAGAGCGATTCTTGAATCATTTGTTTCATGAGCTAGGACATTGGCAATGTAAGCTAGACCGGAAATTTACCAGATATCATGAGGGCGAGTTAACTTACGATGTTGCAAAGCAAATTGGGCTGAAAGCAGAGAGGTATGTAGATAGAGTTGGCGAAAGGCTAATGCAAAGAGCATACGGAGACAAATACAAATATGAACGAGGATATGAGTTGGAGGGAGCAGCTAAATTGTATAGGCAAAACCTCGATGCGGAATTTGCTGGAACAGCTCAAAAGGGCTTTTTCCAAGATTATCAAGCCCCTGAGATGAGATGTAGCGTTAAGAGATGTAGAGATCAACTGGAGTGTTGGGTGATGGTTCCAAATCTTGGAAAGATAGGCCTATGCGATAGGCATTGGGATCAATATTGTGACGATAGAGATAAGATTTTAGAGAGGATTGATAAGAGGAGGGTAGAAAAGTGAATTACTGGGTTAAAGAAATGTTAGAAGACTTTAAACATGTCAAAGATCTTACATCTGAAGATTTGCATGATTTGCTGAAAGGAATTTGTCAGCAGTATTTTAATCGGATGATGGGATCAAGAGTTGAAGCTATTGGAGCTTTGCATTTAATTGAGCAAGAAATTATTGATGAGGCAAGACAAGAGCTTCTTCAAAGAGGAAAGAAAGTAGATTGGTAAAAGGAGAGCAAGGAATGATTCGTCAATTCAAGCTTAGCGCCGTGTCTGCGGGAAGTTGCGCTGCATTTGAAGAGAGTGTTGAAGCAGCAATTAAAAGAATTCTTAAAATTGAGGGAGCACTTATAGGAACGGTTAAAACGTTCTATAGCGAAGGCATGCATATTGCTCATATTTCATATCAAATTCCTTGCGATAAGGAGAAAGACGATGACAAACAAGTACAAGACTGAGGAGCGAGTGAACATTTGGGATTGGGCCGAGGATAAAGGCCTAGTGAGAAAAGTTCATGGAATAAACGGAGAGCTGGCCGATCTAGCTACCGACAAGAAAGCTCTCTTTGAATTTCTCAGGAATCTTTCAGACAAGGTAGATCTGGCCCTTAGTGGACAGACCCAGTGTTGCGGATGTAGTCCCGAGCTGCAAACACTACCGGAGAAATATTAAGAGAAGGAGAAAAGGAATGAAGTTAGAGAATTGGTCATTTGTAGTGTCAATTGGTGATCCGTATAAGGCACCCGAACAATGGCGGAAGGCCCTTTCGGGCGAGGTTCATGGGAATCCAAACTTTGAAAATGGAAAGCGAATTGTTACGTCAAACGTAATGGAGTTTGATCCTGAACAGCTAACGGCTCGCACTGAGTCGGGAAGTGTTTATGTACTCGGACAAATGGATCCCGGCTTTGCCGATTATTTAGCAACAAATAAATATACTCTCGAGGATTATAGGAAATAAAATGCTGGAGTATGTCATACTATTTTTGGTCATTTTGCTGGCTGATTTTATCGCAGAGGTGACCGTTGAAGCGATCAAATATTATCGCAACAAAGACATGGAAGATATCAAGTGCGATGGATGCGGAAGAGTAAGAAAAACGAGACTGACGAAAGATAAATACTATTGGATGTGTAAGGACTGTTTGCCTGTCTACAATGAAGAGAATTTGACGGAAGAGGAGAGAACAGGTGGAAGAGAAAGAACTAACTAAAAAGGTACTAGCGGAGGTAGTAGCAAGCGGGATTGAAGTTAAGTTCTCAAGCTATTACAAATATGAATTCACATTTATAGGAGAGAATAGCTCATTTCATGTCAGGACAACTTACGGTGGATGCGGAGACGATGTTTATCGGTATGATGTAGATACTAGGCCAATTAAGTTTGATATGGATTTGGAATACAAATGGAAATCTGTTACGGTGACTGATAAAAAGACGAAACAGGAGTATTATTGGTACGATGAGAGGTGGTAAATCAGCAGATTGGCAGAGGAGACTAGAAGAAGGCGGCACTCCGCTACCGAAGGCTTTCTTTGAGCTCATGATTGATATTCTTGAAGAGTTAGAGCGGATAAATAGTCAAGATAAAAAAGAAGAGTCAGCTGCAGAATAACTGCGTTTATTAGTTGATATTAGTGGCCATTAAGGTCTATTAGTGTGTCATAAATAGGCCAGATAAATTCCAGAAACAATATAGGTTTTGTCAAATGGATGAAAGATGCCCTAGAAAACTAGATAAATATCCTACTCGTGTTTGTGGCATGGGTAAGCGGAAGGCTGAGAAGATGAAATCGGGACGGTTTAATGTCATGCCTTGTGCTAAGAATGAGTGTGTGTGGTATGTGGACGATCGGAAGTCTAATTACTGCTTCTTCAAATATATGCTGGATAATCCTAGGGAGCATACTCTAGAGGAAGTGGCCAAACTTACGGCTACATCGATCAATAATATAGCCTTACGTGAGGAAGAAGCAAAGAAAAACTTTCGTACTCAGATTGTCAAGATCATGAAAGAGCTGGGCGATCTAGATGACAATTAAATTCCACAATTTAATTTAAAAAATACCCAGGAATATGTTATAATTGTATATTGGACCACTCTATTGAACCATCGGTAATCCTGGAGAAATAATGGGTAAAAAGGATCAAGACACCTTTAAATTTTACGTACCTGTTGAGCTCGCCAAAGGTGAGAGCGAAGATGAATGGCGCGTAAAAGGAATCGCTTCAACTGGGGATAGAGATTTACAAGGTGAAACGGTTAGCCAGTCCGGACTCGATATAAGTCCGCTGAAACAAGGGAAGGGACTTTTTAATAACGATCATCAAAAGGGTCCCGAAAACATTTTAGGTAAGATTGATTATGCCCAAAACACTATGAATGGTTTGTATGTTGAGGGCTATCTTTTTAAACATCAGCCCCGGGCCCAGGCTTTCTTTAATATTATGCGTTCATTGAAGAAGGCGGATAAAAATAGAGTTCAAATGTCCATTGAAGGAAAGATTATTAAACGCAGTGATATTGATAAAAGTGTTATAGCGCGAGCGCGAGTAGAAAAAGTTGCTTTAACCCTTGATCCAGTTAATACCAGTACTTATGCAGAAATTGCTAAGTCATTGAGCGTTGAGAGGCTTGAAGTTGATGAGTGTGCTGACACCATTGAAGAAGTTGAGAAGTCCTCTGAGATGGATAACGTCGCCGAGGGCGATGTGGAGAAGATTCAAGCTGAAGGCGCAACTAAAGCAGATAAAATCCAAAGTGGCGAAAAGAAAAAAAAGAAAAAGGACGAAAAAGTAGAGCTTTCTACTTATGATGATAATCCAACCCTTGCTAAGTCGGAGGATGGCGAGCTATTAGGATATTCGGATAAGGATTCTTCCCTGGCTAGTCCTTCAGTGGCTAGTCAACCGGTTGAAGGGGATGTCGCCTCCTCCGCCCCTTCACCGGATACGGTTGAAAAAGGTGGGGTCGGTAGTGGTCGATATAAGCATAAAAGTAAAATTCATGCTAAAGTCCATCGTCATTTAAAAGGTACGGTGGGGCATGCCCCTCTCAATAATAGAGAATATCAAAGACGAGTGGCTCATGCTATGGGCGATGAATCTCCAACCAAAGTCTCTCAGGCAATTGCTCAAGATCTTATTGAAAGCGGTCATGTAGGTAGGGCTCCTAAGTCTGGCGGTGGAGCAGTTCATGTTGTATTAAATAAAAGTGAAACGGTTTTAGTTAAAGCGCATAAGTTGGAGATGTTGTTAAGTCTTGTTAAGGGCGGTCCCGGTTCTGGGAGAAAAAAGAAAGGCTCAAGAAATACCAAAAAAAAGAGCAAAAAAAGACTTGAAGATGCATTAAGCTTTCATCGTAAAAAAGTTGTACAAGCTCGCAAAGCAGGAAATCCTAGCGATATTCTTGCCCATCAACATGCGGTGGAAACATATAAAAGAATGCTTGGTAAGTCTGAATTAGTAGAAAAAGGTGGACCTGGTAGTGGCAGAAAACATGGTAAAGGAACATCAGGAGCGGCAATTCAGAGACGAGCGTTTGCTGATAGAGGTCCTGGAAGAATTTCCGGAGATAAGGGGATTGCATTAAAGCTATTTCGTGAACAAAAGAAAAAGAATCCTAAGAAATATAACATAAGTGAGGCTGAGTTTAGTAGGCGTTGGGATAAGAAACATAGTATGAAGAAGGCTCGCCCTAAAGGAGTTGGGTCTAGAGGCGGAAAAGTTGTTGGTTATACGCGCTCGGGTAAGCCTAAATATCAAAAGATTCTAAATGCTGCTCACAAGATGGAAGGTTCTTATGGGGCTTACAATCACGAGGCCAGAGGAACCCATAGCGGAAGACCGATTGTAACCGAGAGAGATAAAAAGCTTATTGATAAACTTCATAGCCACGGTCTTAGTGAACATGAGAAAGTTGTTTTTTATGATTCAAAGCGCGGTCGTCATGCAATGGACGATATGATGGGAGCCGGCCTCTATACAGATGAAATGATCAAGTTATTTAAAGAAGATCTTAAGGACTGGGATCTTAATCACGAGCATAAAGCAAAACGCGCTACTAAGGAGTCGAGTGAAAAGGAACCAGAACCCAATAAGTATCTTGATACTCGATAAAGGATTAAACAATGGCAGATAAAGAAAAAGATAAACCGAAATCTAAATTGAAGTATGCCAAGCGAACCGGAACGCCTGGTAATTATGTTTACTGGCATGAGGATGAGAAGAAAGCGATGGTTCCAGGAGATCGTCCAAAAAATGTCGACGAGATTAATTCTAAACCTCGTTACGAGCATCATCCTCACGACGAACGCGCCACCGATCAAGTAGGACATAAAAAGGCGGCTGAAGAGATGGGATCGGAGGAGTTGGAAGCTAAACCAGAGAAGCCGAAAAAGCCATCCAAAAAAGAATCTGAAACAAAGATGATGGCGCTGAAGAAAAAGGGCCCTTCAATAGAAGATAGAGTAGCGGCCATTGAGAAAGAGCATGCTAAAATGGCAAAGAAGGACAAAAGCTTTATGGGAGAGAAAAACGCGGATAAAGAAAAGCTTTTGAAAGAGGGAAAGAAGGATCTTAAAAAGAAGTGCATGAAAAAGTCCGCTGACAATGGCGAAGACGAGTATGTAGAGATTGACAGAGAGAAGCTTGAGAAGATTCTTGATTTGGCAAGAAAACATCTTAGCAAGGGTGGACCCGGGTCTGGCAAGAAGAAAGGCGCTGGTCCAGTTGATTGGGATGAGAAGTTTAAAGAGCGCATGAGAGCTCGGAAAGAAGCTCGCAATCAGGCCGCTCTTGGTAAGATTTCAGGGAAAGTGAAAGAGAGAGAGGAAGCTGATAAAAAGTTTGCCGAGCGTATGAAAGAGCGCAAAGAAAAGCGAAATCAAGCTGCAGCCGGCAGGGTTAGAGAGGGGATGATGTCGGATAAGCAGCGAAAGCGCTTTGGACAGGTAGAGCAAGCCAATAAAGAAAAGAAACAGAGAATTCTTGCTCGCCTTCGATCGTCAGCTAAGGAGCAGATGAAAAAAGCCAGTGGCGAAGGTTCAAGAGGCGGAAAAATTATTGGTCGAACAAAGTCAGGAAAGCCGATTTATGACAAAGCCGACCATCCAGCTCATAAGAAATTTACTTCTCAGGATCATAGGGACGCTGCAGGGCTTCATCATGGTAAAGCTTCGTGGGCCGGAGCTGGTAGTTCTGAAGAGAATAAGACTAAAGCGAAGCATCATAGAGAGCAGCGCGAGAAGCATAAAGATATGGAAATGCCTCGACACACTCGCAATCTTATAGAAGATAAGTATAAACAGAAATATCCAAAAAGAATTGTTCCTGAATTTGTTAAAAGGCCAAGAGAAACTTATTAATGAAAATTGAAAAAGCAAAACTAGAACAACTTCTTAAGTTGCTTAAAAAAGCCCTCGCCATTGGTGCGGGCGATTCTAGTTATGCTAACACGTTGCCAGGGGACATGAGCGGGGCGGTTGCTAATACAACTGAGAGTCTTGCTGGTGGAAAGAAAAAGAAAAAGCGCAAACAGAAGCGTAAAGGTGAGGAGATTGAGAAGGCTGTTAATCAAGTAATCGAAGAAGATAGCGAGTTGTTAGTAAGATTGGCAAAGGGAGAAAAGATCCCTGGTGGTAAGGCTGCTGGAAGGCCCGATAGTGACTTTGATTCAAAAGAGCTAGCTATGGGGATCAAAGTCGAAATGGAGCATACAAAGGATAAGGCAAAGGCTAAAGAGATCGCAAAAGATCATTTGGCAGAATTTGCTGATTATTACACGCGCCTGAAGGCAATGGAAAAGAAGGCTGAAAAGGAAAAGAAAGAGGTTAAAAAGGCCGCCATCGTTGTCAAAGATCCTAAAGATAGGGATAGAGCATTTGAGATCGAGACGACTAAAGAAGGTAAGAAAAAACTTGTTCTACCTCGTCCTCAGGATGGAAAAGGCTCAATGCAAGGCGAACGCGGTAGGGGAATGGGGTCTGGTAAAGGAAAGAATAAGATTAAGGGATGTAAGCTTCTTAATGCAAATGATGATATATCAAGACAAAAGAGGAAGAAAATTTTTAAATCAATTTTAAAGGAGGTTAAAAATAGGTTCCCGGAAATGGATTATCAAACAATAGTTGATATTACCATGAAAAGATGGGAAAAGAGACTTCTAGAGGAAGATTCAGATACGACGTCTGAGTCCGATAACAAACAATAAAAGGAGAAAGGTGAACATGTCTGATCTTGAGAAGACCAAGCTTGAAGAGCAGGAAAAGGTCGAAGAGACTGTGACTGACGAAGAGCTTGAGAAATCCATCGATGATCTTATCGATGAGTACCTCGAGAGCGAAGAGAAGGCTGAGGCCGATTCCGCTGACGAAGAGACCGGCGAAGAGCAGGTTGAGAAGTCCGAGGAAGGAGCCGAGGAAGAGCCTGAAGAGACTCCTGAATCTATCGAAATCTCAGTTGAAGATCTCCAGTTGCTGAAAGCTGCAAAAGAGCAGAAGGCAAAGGAAGAGTCAGCTAAGAAGGAAGAGGAATTCAAGAAATCAATTCAGGACATCGTTCAAGAGGAAATCAAAGATCTCCGAGAAGCAGTCAGTGAGCTGACTAAAGCCCTTCGTGCACCCAAGTCTAGCCGCCAGTCGGTTAGTAAGGTGAACGAGGTTAAGAAGTCATTTCATACGGCTGCTGAGAACGAAGGGACAAAGAAGATTTCTAAGTCCCAGGTTCTTGACACAATGGAAGAGCTTTGGAAGGCCGGAAAAATTTCCGGTGCCTCACTAAGTGGTTATGAAGCAACCTCTCAGATTCTTGATCCCAAGGATCGCGAAGTTGTTGAAAATGCAATCAGAGAGTCAAAGTAAGGGAGTATTAATCAATGGCAAATAACAACCCTTCTTCGTTGACTGGTTTTGGAGCCGATGCTCCCCAGCTTCTCGAAGAGATCACCAAAGCGTTAAGCTTTGCGAATCAAAATTATTCGGATACGTTGCCGGGTGATTTTACAGGTGCTCCCGCTCTTCAGGTTGAATCACTCGACAAGACTCTGAGAGTGGTTACCCATGAGCAAAAGCATCTGCTTCTTTGGAATGATATTCCGAAGACTCCTGCATACAACACGGTTGAGCAGGCCAATACGAATAACAGTTATGGCGCACAGATTCCAGCCTTCTTTCAGATGGCAGGAGCTCCAGAAACTGCGGATTCTGGCTACGATCGAAATGTGGTGCAGATTAAGTACTTGGGCGTTCAGAAACAGATCAATCATGACGTTATGCTGGTTAGGCAAGCTCATGGTCCGATCGTTCAAAGAGAGATCAAAAATGGAGCTCTCTGGATTCTGGCACAGCTCGAGCGCGCTCTCTTTTCAGCCGACAGTTCCATCAATGGCCTAGAGTTTGATGGTATTGATAAACAGGTTGAGGATAAAGAGGGTCAGGCTGAGTTTAAAGCTCAGGCCTTTGATGGCTACAATGTGCTGAGTGGCGCAGATACCATCATTCTCGATAAGCGAAATGATCTCCAGAGTGGAGAGGTTTTGGATGAGGAAATCCTCGAAGAGGCCGCTCTCGTTCAGGCGAACAATTTCGGTATGTGCACGGATATGTACATGGATACGAAAGCTCACAGTGACTTCAGCCGTGCTTTCTATGCTAAGGAGCGCATCAATACGCTCGGTATGGAAGGAAAAGCTGGTTATGTTGTGAAGCAGTTCGTTTCCGGTTCCGGCACTTTTAATCTTAAGTCTGGTGTGTTCCAGCGACCTCGCCGAATCCCGTTGGCGGCAGCTGTTTCATCTGAATCAGCTCCTACCCTTCAGGACGCGAATGCTGGTGACAATAGCCCGGCTTCTGGCGATTCTCAGTTTGCGGCCGTTGACGCTGGTCAGTACCAGTATAAGGCTTCTGCTGTTTATGCTGATGGTGAAACGTTGGCAGGCGGCGCGAAGGCTGTTACTCCGGCAGCTGGCGACAAAGTCGTGCTAGATATTCTGCCAGGTTCGAACCCCAGTGGCGTTCAGTATTTCAATATCTTTCGTTCACCAAAAGGTAGCGCGGCTACTTTTGAGTTTATCGGTCGTGTGAAACCTGAGAATTTCCACGCTGGTGATGGTGATTTTCGTGATCTGGATATTGATCTTAACGCTGATATGCCAGGTTTGTCTCGCGCTTATCTCATGCAGATGAACGAAGACAACCTTGCGTTCAAACAGCTTCTTACTATGATGAAGATCGATCTTGCATTGCTTGGTACGAACTATCGATGGATGCAGCTGCTTTATGGTGCGCTTCATATGTATACACCTCGCAAGAATTGTATCGTGAAGAACATCGGGCGTTCATAATCTAGAATCTAATCGTTAGATTCATATAAACGGGAAGGGGATTAGCTTTAGTGGCTGATCCCCTTTTCCTGTATAATGAGGATGGAGGATGAAGATGGGTAAAGAATTCTGGGAAAAGCAATATAAGAAGTGGGGATATTCAGGTTGTTATATTCTTGACCTATCGCTAGATGAGCATGAAAAACGGGCGCAAAAGATAGGTCCAAAAGAATGCATGTATACATGTTGGGGATTAGAGTTTGAAATGGGGGAAGATGGAGATCCATTTTACTGGGAGCTAGATTACGATGGCAAAAAGAAATACAAACAAGTCTACAAAATCTACAAGCGTTATTCCGAAGTATCGCCAGGTTCTTTTTCTTGATATTGATGGTGTCCTCAATTCACATCAAAGTGAAGTAATGTATATGAATCTCCACGATCCGATTCCTTCTAGCTGGGATCAGCGCCCATGTCCGATTGCACTTGGCAATCTAGTGAAGATTCTCAAAGATTGTCCGGATGTTGTGATTATTATTTCAAGTGCTTGGCGCTATTGGAAAAACTTGAAAGAGCTGAAAGAAATGTTTACCGAATGGATCGGAAAGGAATATGCTAAAAGAATCAAAGGAACTACTCCTGTTACAGATATTCGAATAGATGGAAGTGAGTATAGAGGGTCGTGTATTAAGAAGTGGATTGAGAAAAATGGGATGCCGTCAAAGTTTATTATTCTAGACGATAATAGCGACATGGAGCCATATATGGACCATCTCCATAAAACGTGCTCCCTTCATGGTCTTCAGCTTGGAGACGCTTTCATTATTGTAGAATACTTTACAGGTAAGCCATATTATAATGGACCGAAAACAGTTATTTAGAGGATGTTATGATTCGATGGGCTTGTAAACAGATTTGGGATTTTTGTGAATATTGGGAAATTAGTTTAGGGCGATTGGCACCATACGTTTTTGGAGGTATGATAGGTCAATGGCCAAAGAGGGTTAAATGAAATACTTTTTAGTAAGGCAGTCAAATGAGGAAAGAGTAGACGAGGAGGAATTCAATACCAGAGCAGAAGCTATGCAGCATCTTGATCGGCTTAGGAAGAAATATTTGACAATTATACGATCTCTGCGAATGAGAGGAAAAAAGGATAAGGCCGATGAGGCAATGGACGCTTTAGAAGAAATCATTATTGCAGAAAGACAAGATATTGAGCCTATTGAGAGATAACATGAAGCTTTTGACTCTTACATTAATAGTAGGATTTATGTTTATTCCCAAACATATTCATTGTAAAAGTGTGGTATTAAAAACAAAGAAAAACACCAACCATACGATTCGAAACATTGACATTACATCGCCTCAGAAGTTGCCAAGTGAGATTAAGATTGAAATTAACATAGATGAATTATTGAAGAAAAACAATAATAAAAAGGTGATTAGATATGAATAAAGAAAATACAAAAAAATTACTTAAGCGCTTCCCACTCATGTATCGAGGTTATTATAAGAATATGCGCCAAACTTGTATGTGTTGGGGCTTTAGTTGTGGCGATGGCTGGTTTGATCTCTTGTGGATGCTTAGTTTGGCTATTGAGGATGAGCTTAAAAGGAATTGCGGACACACCTGGCTTAAGGTTCGATGGGGACTCTTAAGGGCATGGTTTGCTCGTAAGTGGAATTGGCTTGTGTTTAGACAGCCAAAATGGCTCTATCGAAAAACAGATTTTGGACCCATTGCTCGCGGTATTATGTGGTCAGATTCAGGAGTATTTGAAGTTACTCAGGTAAAAGAGAAGTTTGGTGGTTTGCGCTTTTATACTCAGGCCTGCAATAGTAGAATTCATAGTCTTATTAGTCTCGCTGAGAGAGCTTCATATAATACGTGCGAACAATGCGGTAAATATGGTAGGCTGCGTGGCCATGGCTGGTTATATGTAAGCTGTAATGAACATGCGAGAGAAGGTGATAGAGACGAGGATCTCAAGGCGGAGAGAGAACCTACAGAGAACCTGTTGGAACAGGCGTTGGCAATGCTAGGCAAACCTGAAGAAATAGCAAAACAAGATGCTCCCCAAGGTTGGGCGATTATGATGAAAAAGCTGATTGATAAGATTGAGGACCTGATTTACTAGAAATGGACGTCAAAGAAGAAATATATAGGCTACAAAAACGAGTCAATGAATATCATCAAAAGGTCGAACGAATCCTTGGCTATACAAAAGGAGTTCTTTGGTTTGAAACGCCAAATCCGCTTCTTGGAGGAATCACGCCTCTTGATATGATTAAGATGGGAAGACATGAAAAGCTATTTAAATTTATTGACAACCAAATAGCCGAAGGCGGATGGGAAAAAGATGATGCAAAACACAACGATTAGACAGCACATAAAAAGCTGGAGAGCTGAACAACAGGATAATTATAGGACTGTTTGCTTATGTGGAATGTCAGATTGGAATTATGTATGTGATAAGTTTAATTCAGTTTATCACTGTAATAATTGTGGACGAACAACTTGGATTGATTTAAGAACTGGCGGAGTTAGTGTTATTGCTAAAGGGCTGAAATGGGATCAGATTAAGAAGTAGCAACACTTGTCAGGGCCTTCTGCTCAAAAATACAAAGAGCGCAGACCGTCCTTGAGCTGCAAAAATTACTAAAACAGGTGGCGTGGACAAGGTAGTTGCTGTATAAAGAAAGTAGGGGATATGGTGAAAAAGCTACATTGTGATATTTGTGACAAATGCAGGAAAGTATTAGATTACAACCAGATAATTAAACCAATTGTGATACGAGGAAGAAAAGGCCCATATCATTATTGTTCCATGAAGTGTTGTCAAGAGCATGAAGAAGAGCGTAACGAGAATGAGAAGGTCACGTTTGAAGAATAATCATCCTAAATGGGATGATAACTTCAAAGATATGACTGTAAGACAGGCTAACTGTATTCGCAAGATGAGGGTGGAATATAACTGTTCTTGGCGGGTGGTAGCTGGAATTTGCGATGGCTTTTGGAATGGTAACTGGGGAGAAAATCAAATTGTCGGAATGGATATTTGTAAGAGGGCAATGGAAGTATTAGGCCAAACTTGGGAAGACTGGGGAGAGTAAGATGAGGTACATTAAACAAAAGGATACTTATAGTTGCGGGCCAATTGCTTTAATTAATGCTATGAAGTGGGCGGGCTTCAATTATACTTACAAAGATCTAAAACGAATGCAAAGGCTTTGTAAGTGCAAGTATCCAAATGGAACTCATTGGCGAGATATGACTAATGCTATCAGAGATATGTCAAAGCTTATGACCACTACTCGTAAGAATTGGCCGCTTATTCTTGATATTATTAAGCACCTGGAGAAGGATGGTGTTGTTATTCTTGCATATAAGAGAGATCCTAAGCATGTTGGGCATTATATTTTGATTACAGATTATGATAAAGAAAAACAAGAGTTTAAAGTAGTTAATGCTGGTCGTCCTTGTACCCGCACGACATCAAAGATGAAAAAAGATACTCTTGATAATATTATTAAACATCGATATATGAAGAATCGCCGCCCACATTTTCCGGCAGCATGGTTTATCAGATTTAAAGTAATGAGGAGAGAGGCAGCATGAAAAAAAACCAAGAAAAACGTAGAGTTAGAGCTCTTGAGCGAGCTCGCAAATACCTCAATGATCCCAACCACATACCTAAATGCTGTACTAAGCTAGATAAGAGCTCAGAAGAGTTTAAATTAGCACTAAAACAGTATAGAAATCAATTATCCAATGAAATCAAAGTATTAGAGGAGCGTACAAAAAACGTTACTTCTTGACAAAAAGTTCTTGCCTTTTTCTGCGAAATCAGCTATAATATAAGAAAGAGGGGAGGACATCATATGAATACAATCACTCGTAAACGGATTCAGAACGGTCACAGGGTCGATGTTGAATTCAAACGCATTGGTTGGTTTCATGTGAACGAGGAGACGGTTTTTACGCGCACCTATGAGGTTGCGGCCTGGTATACGAACATTGCAGTTCAGCCGGGTTGGTATCCTGTCTATCAACAGCGACCGGGCGAGGATTTCTTCGTCGAGATGCCTGGCGTAGTTGTTGGGTCGGATTTCACCTCGCTTTTTTGCGGCAATCGAGTTGGGAGCAAGGTGAATGAAGATGTTGGGAAGGAAGATGTCTATGTTTTGAGTGGTTGGAATTTTCAGCTTAAAACGCGTAATGAGATTACGCTTGACTAGGAGGAGGGAATATGAAAAATAACTATCACCAGTCAGAAGTTTGGAGAGGCGAGAATACTCGCGGTCATTTTGTCCAGATTCTTAAGCTCAATGAAAAAACGTTTTATGTCCGGGTTGATCGTCATGTGGATAGTGAGTATAAAACGTTTAAGAGTTATGATGAGGCCGCCCGGTTTGCAGAAAAAGCGATTGCAAGTTAGGAGGGGATGAGATGAGAGATTTTATTGAGATTGGTCCCGTTCCGGCTGATGAGCCTTGTGCCCAGGTTGGTGAGGAGAATTATCGTGAGAAGGCTTATAAAGAGTGTGCGCGGTTTATTGAGCTGATTCGCACTAAACTCGGTCCCGAGCCGAAGAAGGCGCGTTTGGCAATTAAAGCTTTTCCGCATGACTTTGGGACCTATCACGAGGTTGTGTGCTATTTTGACACTCACAATTCAGAGTCGGTTGATTATGCATTTCGATGTGAGAGCGATGCACCGACAACATGGGAGGCTGCGTGAAGAAATATCGATATCGTTTTGGCGAAGACGATTATTGGACGACTGTTGATAACCCGTGGGATGTTGATCTCAGTTATATGTTCATAGGGGGAGTTTGTATAGTTGAGTGTATCGAGGTGGACGAAGAGAAGGAGGAGAGTGCTGGCGAGTAGTTCAGTTGGTAGAACGCCTGGCTGTTAACCAGGAAGTCGCAGGTTCGAGCCCTGCCTCGCCAGCAGTTTTTAGAGGAGGAAAGGAAATGACAAGCAAGAGTTTTCTTACCGTCTCTCTGACGAAGACAGAGATTCAAGTTTTCGATGTAACGCGAGGGGAGTTTGTTCTTAAGGTCCCGCGTGAGGGTAACGAGGACTTGATTGAGCGTTTTGGTCTCAGCGAGGAGAGCGCCACACTTCAGATCATCGAGAACACAGAGGAGGAGATTGCATGAAGCACAAAATCACATACGCAATTTCAAGCGAGCTTGAAGAAACTCTTAATAAGATTACCGCTAATGATGGAGATGTAATTTCTGTCTTGGATAATGGTACAGTTGAGCGTCACGTGTTTACCGGGATGCCGAAAGAAACTTGTCGAGAGTTCATGATTGTCTACCGGCAGTTTGAGGAGGGGGATTTTTAAAACGGTATAATGAATTATAGGAGGAGGTAATGAGAGTATTGTTAGTTGTTTGGGGCCTATTGACGGGCTTTTTGCTTGTGAAGGTTATCACTCTGTATATTGACAATGTGCAGTTAGAGGTTCGATATAGTATGGCATGGGATGCATTTAAGTGTTGTGCAAAGAATTTGACACCGACCGGCGCCCTTGGAACGAAAGAGTGTTGGGACGAGGCAGCAAGAAAATATTTGAAGGAGGAAGAGTAATGAAGGCTAAGACAGTTAAGGTTTCGGTCCCAGCTGAAACATACGCTGAGATCGAAGCCCAGCTTAAAAAGGATGTAAAGAAACAACTTACCACCCTCGAGCGTCAGGTAAAGAACAAAGAGGCTACAATTAATCGCCTTAAGAATAAAATCAATGAGCTTCAGGGTAATCAACGAGAAGTTGTTGAAAAAGCCCATAAGATTGTCCAAGCTTTTAGTCAGCTTACAGCGCTACAGGAATTGGCTGAGGAGTGGTTGGGAAAGAAGTATAAGCTTGAGGAAAATAATGAGGAGGATTACTGGTGAAAATTAAAAAAGTAGATTGGTATTGCTTCAACCATGAGAAAGTTTATGAGAAGTTTGAAGGCGATTTGAAGTTTATCAATGAGTTTTGTGTTAGAGGCTGGTATCAGCCTGTTGCTGTTTATCGCAATTCTAATCCCAATCGTGAGAAGAATCATAAAGATTATATGCTTCTATTTATGGACTATGAGTATACCTTCTTTGGTCCAGAAGAAGAGGCGCCAAGACGTCTTATTGTATCTGGAATGGATGCAGATGAAATGGAAAAATATCGCTATCAGGGGGCTGTTCATTGCTTGGAATGTGATACAGTCTTGTATAGTATTAATAGACACCACTACCATACATGTGATTGTCCGAATAAGGCAATGGTAGATGGTGGAAAAGATTATTTGAAATATGGCTCAAAGAATGGCGCGATTAGAGTTGTTAAGCTTGACCTATTGACTAATACGATTGTAGAGGATAAAGAATGAGTATTAAAGTTTTCTGTGGAACTGCTTCAATGAGTCTTGCTAGCGACATAGTTGCAGATTTAAGTGTATTACTTGGCCATTGTGTTACTTTGGGGGAGATGTCGGGGAAGCGTTTTGATGACAAAGAGCTGTTTGTAAAGGTAGAAGAAAGCGTAAGAGGAGAGGATGTATTCGTTGTTCAATCTACTAGCTCACCAGCTAACGAAACTTTAATGGAGCTTCTGATTATAATTGATGCCCTAAAGAGAGCCTCGGCTGGCAGGGTAACAGCTGTGATTCCTTATTTTGGATATGCGCGACAAGATCGCAAAACCTCGCCTCGAACGGCGATTACAGCTAAATTGGTAGCAGATCTAATCACAGTCTCAGGAGCAGATCGAGTGATCACCATTGATCTTCATTCGCCTCAAATTCAAGGTTTTTTTAACATTCCAGTTGACCACCTTTTGGCCGGTCCGCTTTTTGTTAAGTATATTGAAGAGCGCTATTCATGGGATGATAAACTTACGATTGTTTCGCCGGATGCCGGAGGAGCAGCGAGAGCTCATACATTTGCTAAATATTTAGGCGTTCCTTTGGCGGTGATGAGTAAGAGGCGGAATGAACATAATAAAGTCGAGACGATGGAAATTATTGGAGATGTAAAGGGAAGAGATATTTTTATCTTTGATGATATGTGTGATACAGCTGGAACGCTGCTTATGGCGGCCGATGTGTTGAAAGAAAAAGGGGCGGAGGATGTGAGAGCAGCAGTCACTCATCCGGTGCTTTCTGGGTGGACGATGGATAGGATAGAACAGTCTGAATCATTAACAGAATTAATTATAACTGATACAATTAAGCTTGAAGAACGAATTGAAGATTCTGATAAGATTCAAATCGTTTCGGTGGCCGGGCTATTGGCACAGGCAATTAGATGTATTTATACTGATGACTCAATAGGAGCCTTATATAGCTATAAATAAGCGGAGGCGTGTGCTCAAATATAGTGCTCGGATCCCTAGGTGGATGGGAGGGTTAGGTGTTAGGGCAAGCTATAGAAACCCATCACTCTCTATAGCCTCTGCGAATACGTCCACCCAATGGCCGTCCTAACACGTCCGTTGGGCCGAGCACAAAGAAAAAGGAAAGGGAATGATTAAACGATTACTAGCACTGAACATAATGCTTAAGTTTCTGGATGTATATCTAACGCGGATTGCGTTAGGTATTGGAGGAAGAGAGGCTAATCCGATAGCTGATTTTCTCATGCAGATTCTAGGAGTTGATTGGGCTTTGTTACTATTATTTTGCTGGGTAGTAGCAATTATGACAATCATTGCTCAGTACTATTCTAAAGCAGTTTATGTACTTGGAATTATTGGTATTTTGCATGGCTCCGTTGTCTTGTGGAATAGTTATGTGATCTATAGACTTTTAGCTTGATCTTTGGTCCGAAGTAGGATATAATAAAGATAGAGGAGAAAGATCATGAAGAGATTTTTGCTGTGCCCGCAGGATGGAGGGTTACACGATATAGAATGCGACGATCATAATGTCAAGATGACATACTCGGAGTTTGATAAAAGCTGGACTAAGCCCGGTGGTGTTTGTGGAAAGCTTCACGACCATGGGAATGGTCTTTCTATTAAGACAGATGGGGCTGAGTATAGGTGGGATTATTGTAAGGCGTATTACATCTTCACGATGTTGGAAGAGTATTATAAAGCGAGCGGTCAAGATCCTTATTGTCGAAAGTTTGAGGTGGAGGAAGTTAAATAGTGTCAGAAGTCTTCTTTACATCGGATCATCATTTCGGTCATACCAATATCATCAAACATACTAATCGTCCGTTTAAAAATGCTAATCAAATGAATGAACGCTTGATAGCTGAATGGAATACAATTGTTCGGCCAGATGATGTAGTTTATCATTTGGGCGATTTTGCCTGGGGTAATAACGCAGAGAGAATTGGTTCGTTCATAAAAAGATTAAATGGGAACAAACATTTGGTTCTCGGTAATCATGATAAATTGAAACCTTTTTCATATGTTGAGGCTGGCTTTCTGAGCGTGCATACCAGTCTAGAGTTTAATGGTATTTATTTGGCTCATGATCCGGCTGTTAAAGTAGCCTTACAGAAAGGTGATTGGTTAATTCATGGACACATTCATAATCTATGGAAAATAGAAGAGGATAAGAAACTGATTAATGTATCAGTGGAAGTTTGGGACTATAAACCGGTTATGTACGAAACCTTACGATGTATAATAAAGGAGTAAATCCGCCCTGTAAAGGGTATTATAAAAGTCGCTCCGTCGGGAGCAATGTACAAGACATAGCGCTGGGGCGAGGCTGGCTCGCCCAACCCGGGTTCTAGAACTGGGTAAGTGCACAGGGTTTTAGCGCAGAGTTCGCTAGAAGTTAGTCAGACCCCAGCGCCCTTATTTGAGGAGGAGAGGAAAGTGGCCAATAAGGAAATAAATACGGGAGGAATTAGCGTTACTGGGCTACTGGGAGTTGCTTTTGTCGTGTTGAAGTTGACGGGAGTAATTGATTGGTCTTGGGGTTGGGTGCTAGCGCCATTTTGGATTCCACTAGTTATATTTTTGACGATTTTCGCAATGGCAATTGTGGGATTTGTGGTATTTGCTCTTGGCAAAGCGTATATGCAACAAAGACGAGATAAGAGGAGGTATGGACGATGAGGAGAGCATTATTTGCAGTTACGTTAATCTTGATGGGCTTATTTTTAATTAGCTGTGGAAGCGAGAAGATCGTTGAAACAGTTACTAATAATGGACCACAAGGTGAACAAGGAGAAATGGGAGAGCCGGGCGAAACGGTTGTTGTAGAGGTTCCAACTCTACCGGAGTTTGTTGGTGAGTATTATTTGCCATTTTCTGGCTATGTTATCATCAATGTGAACCATGAGGATGAATACTCTGTTACAGCTCGCTATGAAACATTGAACCCAGACGACTCTATTTGCGTGTTATCTCTGAATGGAAGTACAATTGATTTGCATAATGATATCTTGCTGTATGGAGCAACAGTGAGCCTTGTTAGCGGAAATTGTGATGACGATACTACAGGAGCAGCTTTATCGACTGGCTCAGGTCGAAACTACCGATATGAAGTAGTGATTGGCTTTAATGATGATGATTTGCTAACAGTTAACTTGCAAGTGTTTCAGACCCGCAATGGGGTGACAACTCGAGTTATTAACCGAGATATGGTTGAGGAATAAAATGAAACTAGAAGAACTGAAAGATTTTTATCTTATTTTGGTTAATGAAGAAGACAATCTTGTTTGTCAGAATACTAGTTATCTTTCCAAAGATTGCGCAATCAATGAAAATTGCTGTATCTCAGCACAATATTTGCATACTAGCGAAGAAGGGTACGATGGATGCCCGAGTATAAATTACGGAGATTTTCATAAGTGGGAAGCCTATGAGTATTTTACTCAAGCTTTTGAGAATGTAAAATCGCCTGAAACAAAAATTACTTTACTATATCAAATGTTGTTAAGAACAACTCGTCAGCTGCAAGAGCTTAGATGTCAGTTAAGGAGCGTATAATGACAGCCTGGAAAGCAGCACCTACAAAGCGCGAAACAGGGAGACCTCGTAAGAAGTGCCCTAAGTGCGGTAATGATATGATTGTAGCTAAAAAGGCTGAAAATTGGAAGTCTATTTGGATGTGCGAGAAGTGTGATCATAGGATGCCCAAAGTTAAGGGAGATGTGGAGTATTGGAAATGAAGATTTATGGCGTACTAAACGACTGGGATTGTAAGGAACTTTACTACAAGACCAAAAAAGCAGCACGGGAAGCTGCTGAGCGTATTTGTGACCGAATGAATAAAAAACATCGTGGAACTAAAACGATTGTGCTTGATTTTACAAAACGCACGTCTCCAAAAGAAGAAAGCGAGACGTGCGTTTCAATCTTTGAGCACACTGTGAGGGAAAAATGATTAAGTATATCTTGATCGTGTTAACAGGATTATTGCTTCTCTGTATAATGAACGTGGTAAGGGCAGATGTAGGGGATGTTTGCATTAATTATAGTGAAATGATGTCAGCATGTACTCAGCTTTGTCGTTTTAAGGGAATGGAAAGAACCGGTTTTGATTTTACAGGAGAGGTGAATATAAATTTAATGACTGGGACTAAGAGGTGTATTTGTGAAAAAGCAAAGAAGAAAGACACCGACAAAGGTAATTAAATTCCCAGATTTAAAGAAACCTCGTTTATCGCTAAGGCAGCGATTTCTTGAGAACTTTTGGTTACAAATTCTTGTGAGACTTATCTTGTTAATGGCAACCTTATATTTAATTGTTAGTTTGATTGGCTGTGGAGAAGATCTCAGTAATTGCGGAAAGGAAAGTTTTCCGGCAACATTCTATGTTCACAGCGATTTTCCTGAGGAACGTATCCAGTATATTGAAGAGGCAATGGAATTGTGGAACCAGGCTTTAGGAAAAGAGGTTTTTAAATATGGCGGCCGCTCTGATGATCCTTATGATACGGATGATTATATTAATACAATTCAGTGGTTAGGAGACGAACTAAGTGATGAAGCCGCAGGGGATGCAGTTTGGTGGATAGGTTGTGGAGCAAAAATAAGATGCGATGTTAGAGTAAAAAAATATGGATTTGGGGTTCCCAAAACAAATGAGGATGGATCAAGAACATATTACGCTGATATGGGAAATGATTATCTTCGAGCTTTAATAATGCATGAGCTCGGACATTGTATGAATTTACGACACACAGAGAATAAGTTCGATATTATGTATGGTGATGGAATCTATAATCCTAGCGGTGAATACGAATTGAGTATATTTGATATTGAGAGAGCAAAGAAAGAGCTTGGTTTAAGCGAGGAGATTTACTACGAGAATGGACAGCCTAATCGAACTAATCTCTGCGTAACAAAAACATTTTCGGAGTAAGTGGTGAGAGAGATAATAAAAGCATTGAAAGACATTGAACCAAAAACGGGACTGTGGCAAAAAATCTATCTATCCGATTGGTTTGATGTGATCTATAGACCCTATTGTAGGGTGTGGCATTTCTGTTCTACGATTAAGAAAATGTTTATATATTTCCCACTTATTTGGCGCGACCAAGATTGGGATGCTGATTTTCTATATGAGATGATGGAATTTAAGATGGAGCGGATGCTGAAAGCTCTCAAAGAAGGAAGTGCCGAACATGATAAGGATACTCTACAGGCTCTCAGGATTTGTGCTCGCATTATGCATCGCCTAAGTCACAGGTGGGAGTATCATGATCGTATTTGGGCTCGTCATGATGAGAAGTGGGGTAATATTAAATCTCGTTTCGGTCCCTCGCGCGAGGATGGACTCCGCCAGTGGATCGTGGAAAGAGAGAATGTCAAAACTCCTGAGGACGAAGAGCAAGAAAGAAAAGATATGTTTGAGTGTATAGAAATGGAAGAAAAGATTGTGTCAAGAGATCTAAAGATATTTGGTAAGTTGTTTGCCAAATATTCAAGATCATGGTGGGACTGATCATGAAAAAGACATTTACGCTTACGTTTGTGGCCGATGAATCATTTACAATGGAGCAGTTGGACAATCTTTTGTGGGATGCTGGATATAGAAATGAGCTCTATTTTCCAGTTGACAAGACTTCTCATCCAGTAATGAAGGTAGAAAAACGCAATGAAAACAAAAATAAAGGTACTCATCGCGCTGGTTTTTTTGACACTGGCGTCTAATGTGTATTCTTTTGACCACGAAGATAAACTATATCATGCTGGTGGGTCTTTTGCGATTAACCATGTTCTATATGTAGTCTGCAAAAACCAATTGAAATTTAGCAAGAATGAGTGTATAATAGGGAGTAGTGTGGTTACTATGGGATTGGGGCTGGCAAAGGAATACGTTAAAGATCCTCAAGCAGATCCCTATGATATCTTAGCTAACTCAGGAGGCATCGGGCTATCAATCCCGTTTCTTATCTGGGAGTATTAAATGCCGAAATGCTACGTCCGAGAGAAGGACGAAAATGGTAAATGGGTCAACACTCCGTTTGACACCTATGAAGAAGCATCAGAGTATGTAGATAGGAAATATTGCAAATGGGAGTGGGAGGAGCGTCAAAAGAAGAAGGAAAGGAAAGAATCCAAACAGTCAAAACTACAGGATGTGACTTTTAACAAATAATTTAATTATCTTCGGAAATCCGGTATAATAATAATCGTATATGAGGTTCAACTCGTCAGGATCTTACAACACTGAGATTGTAATTATTCTTGAGCCAAAACAGTAACGCAGTCATAGTTGGCGTGGACGAATTGATACAACAATAAAAAAAAGGAAAAGCCTATGAAACAATTCAAGACCGACAATCTTGCACTATGTCCTTATTTGGAGATGGAAGGACTTAAGTATTCTCACGCCGAGTGGGGAATGGGAAAAAATAATAAGTCTAAAGTTTATTTTGTTTTTAATGATGAAAAAGGTACCGGTCGAGATCTAGAAATTAGCTTCAGATTCTCTGACTTTAAGAAGTACAGAGATCTGGGGTTCTTTTATAGAGCGGAGATTGAAAAGCTTCGCCGTGAGAACAAAGAAGAAGATTTGAAGAAAAATAAAGGGAACAAGTAATGGGAAGTCAAAAAGCTAGAAATGAGAGAGTAATCCAAAATTTGCAAATGGAAGATAGCGCTTTTGCCCGTCGTGGAGTAGACGTCGGATTTGTTCCAAGGTCTATGGGCTCGGTTCCGGCTGCCGAAATTGAGGCTGGCAAAAGAACGTCCGTTCGTATTGCTAATGCGTCCGGAGGAACTATTTATGTTGCTATCGGCGATACCGGAATGGCAGCCCCTACTGGAATGACTGATGGAGTAGCAATTTTTGATGGAACAACTCTTGTGATTAATACTGGCCCTGATCACAGATTTGTTCGTTTTGACGGCGCTCAAGCAGCAGCACAGTATGTAATTTATGATTCCGACACCGAAGGTGAATCATAATTGTATAATAAAATAATATCACAATAAAATTACCAAGGAGGTAAGATTATGAAGAATGCAGTATTTGCGTCCGATGATTTTATGGTTGCGCTCAAGGATTTGTCTGAAAAGGATGTTCCTGTTCGCACAGCTTATAGGCTGAAGAAAATTCTTGATCAGGTGGGAAGGTCACTTGAGCTTTACAATAAAACACGAACTCAGATCCTCGAAAAGCATTGTATTAAGTGGGAAGAGGATGATGAGGAGAAAGGCGCAGTTAAAGGGAAGCCAAAGATTGAGAATAGTCAATACGTCTTTTCGCCGGAAGCTACAAAAGATCTGGCAAAAGATCTCGATGATCTTCTCAATATTGAGTTTGTAATTGATGACACAATTAAGCTTGAAGATCTTGGTGATGTTAAGGTTGCAACGAAGACCTTGATTCTTCTTGATGAAGTTTTTGAGGAATTCAAGAACGAGAAGAAGAAAGAGAAGAAGGAAGCCAAGAAGAGCAAGCCCAAGAAAGTAGCTGAAGGGTAATGCCGCATAAAGTAAAGGATGCGCCGGATAAAACTAAAACCCGGCTTATTTACGATAGTTGTTATAATGTGATTGAGATACGCGAGTTCTCCTATCTGGCCAAGTTAGGGGAACGTCGCGTTAAAGTCACACGTTTTAAGTATGACGATAATTGCTGTTTGCTGTCGCGCATTATTCCTCGCACGACAACAGATGCTGTTACGTATGAAGATTTAGGAGTCCCACCTAAGCCTGTTATTACAGGAACTGTTCCTGCTTCTCCAAATGTAGCTACTACGATTACAGTTGATGGAACGTGTACAGCTGATAATGGAGATGTGGTTCATATCTACGCGGATGGGGAAAGACTAAAAGAAACTGGAGCTATTGCTGCCAATGCTTTTTCTTTTTCGATTGATTTAGCCGCAGTTGGATATACAGCTCCGGCTAATATTAATTTAACAGTGAGAGTACAGAACTTGGAAGGAGAGTCGGAATATTCTGATCCTCTAATTTACAATTTAATTTAAGCCACCTGTTCATCGGTACTGGGCGAGTAAGGCGGGATAAGCGGATGCGGGAGAATGGGTATAATTAAGGTAGGTTTAAATGACACTTACAGAGTTCGTCAAAAAGCTTATAACATTTGACGTTTTCTGGGGTCGACGTTCAAAGATACATCATGGTGTTAGAGATGGAGGGACGAAAGCTACTTCCATCGGAAATAGTTTAATTGCCAAAGTGCACAATGGCAATTCTATTTTCAACGTTAACCATCCAGATAACGAATGCCAGGGTGGGCATTACCACGATCCGTTTATTCATAATGAGAAAGTTTGTCTCAGTTTTGATGTAAGCGATTGGGTAAATAATCAGATCGAGATTATTGCTTCAGGAGTTCCAGGCCCAGGGCAAATTGGACCTCATACATATGCGACATCAAATTGTTTTCAGGTCCAAGTTTACAAGAGAATTGCGATAAACGCGTGCAAAGAAGTTTTTACAGCAATCGTAGTTGATTGCAATACAAGAAGCATATACCTGAGGAAAACTTCGCTACCTCCTGCATTTAATGGAAAGGTAATCATTGATGCAGAATAATGATAAAAAAATACAAAAAACAGAAACAAAAACTAATAAGTAATAATGAAATATTGCTTAGGCGAATAGAAAAATTAGAAGTAGTACTATTTTTAATTGTCGATGCATTAAGACAGACAGGAATCTCGGAGGGGTTCTTAAAGCAAGTGGAAAGTATTTTGTCGACAAAGGAGAATAAATAATGGCTAAGCTTAATTACGAACATGTCTTTGCAAGCGCTGGTTTTTCCGGCGAAAATTGGGACATCACTCAAGGCCACAATCAGAGCTTTGATAGTTCGGGCGATGCGAATGACGTTACTTTTACTGCAGCGACCAGTAAAATTACGTTGTCTGCCGGAACTTTTCCGGCTTGGATGCAGGTCGTGGGTGCCGAGTTCAGTACAGATTCTGGAACTAACCCTGGTCCGTTTACTATTACCGTAGTGAACAGTAATCAAGATATTGAAGTTAGCCCGGCCCCTGCCGATGAAGAGGGTGTGGATGTTGTGTTTGATGGTTCGCCTGATACCGATATTCAAGATGTCCTTCTTAAGACCGGAAATGGCGCTATGGAAACTGATGCTCCTCACGCTCTTGTTTCAACGGGAGCTCTAGGTGCACCGAGAACATTGGCTCTTGATAATATGGAAGCAGAGAACGCGGCTCAAGGCAGTGCAGCTCTCGATGGTAGATTTTTCTACCTCTCTATTCAGAATTCGGACATTAGCTCAACTAATTCAATTACGTTGAGTGGGAGTTCGACTATTAATGGAGCTGCTTCATATGTTATTGAGACGACTGGTGACTATTTAGTTCATCATATTAGTGGTGGTGTTTGGAGGATTAACGTTCTTCCGACTCCGGGTGAAGTTACCGCTACGATGAAGAGAATCCCTTTTGCGGCCGCTGATTGGGCTGCTGGGACTAATAATGAAATTACCTGTATCCCGTCTGGAGCGCCAGGCGCTGGACAGATTGGTCCTCATACGCTGACTGTTGCAGGTTCATACGTTGTTCAGATCGTTAATACCGATCAGACTCCGGATGAAATTGTTGACGCCGAGGTTCAGTTTGATGCAAGCGGGAATATTACCATTTTGAAAGCAGGTCTTGGGCCAGCTTTTAATGGTGTTATGCTAATCGTTGGTACTCTCGACTAAACTATTAAAGTCTAGGAGATAAAACATGGGCGTTAGAGAAAAGCTCAAAGAGCTTAAAAGCGAAATCCAAGACCTTAGTAGTAGGGAAAGAGCCAAACGTTCTGAGATAGTTGAGCTAAAGAGACTTGTCGAAGAGAAAAAGAAAAGAGAAGAGTCTCTCAAACTTCTTGAAAAAGAGGAATCTGCTCTACTGAAAGAACTTGGATTAGAATAAACAGGAATAGGGGTAGGCAGTGGCCGCGGGCGAAAAAGAAATTGTACAAACTATAAAAGCCTTCGGCGGTGCAGCTCTAAATTATATAGACATATTAGAGTCTGATTTTGCTGCAGCCGCCGGCGCTGCCTACACACCCCCTGAACTAGGTACATTTCGCCGTGTGGGCGGAAGTCGTATCATTCAATTTCTCAAAAACATTCCCGGCGTAATTGAAACTTTCCAAACATCGGCTGCGACGATCCGATTGCCTAGTGGTTTAGTAGCAACAAATGATGCTTTGGACGGAAGACAGATTTGGATTAAAAATTCCGGGACTGGAAATGTAACTGTAGAAGATCATCTAGGGAATAATCTAGATGATATAGAGGATGGTGTTTTAGCTTTTGCAGCCCACAAGGATAACGATAATTGGGAAGTAAAATTTGTCTATGATGTTCCGCCAAGTGCTAGCCCTGGGTTTACTTGGGGAATGAGCGGAAATGTAAAGAATCAATGGCTTCTTAATGATACAGTTCCTTCCAATAGAACAGGCCGCAATTTTCCTTTCTATAATGGGGAGATTATTAAAGTTTCGGTTTCAAATGAGCTTTCAAATACTTTTGATGTAAAAATTTATGAACATGATGGGACAACATATACCCTTCTTACAACGGTAAGTATGGTTGCCCAGAGAAGTAGTGTCTTTATTCTTTCTGGAATTTTTGTTACTCGTAATAAGGAGTTAGCTGTATATATATCTGCAAGTGGTGCAAATGCAGCAAAGAACCCTGTAGTCGCACTAATATTAAGTGGGACAAATAAACCGTAATGGCTAAGATAGTTAAAAATACTACGCTGAGTGATATCGAAATCTATGGTGTTGGTATAGTTATTGAAGCTGAAGAATCGCACGTAGTTGATCCGTCCAATTATCGTTTGTGGGCTTCAGCAATTATTGAAGATGCGGCTTTTCAAGCTGACATTGATAGTGGTGATTTAGTTGTTAATGATGGGCATGAAGATTTAAATATTTATGAAGCTAAAAAGTTTCTTGCGTATCCTGATGAAGCATGGAATGTTAGATTTTGGACCGACGATAGGAGATCAAATGGTTTTCCAAATCATCTAGACACTGTTCAGGAGGCAATTGAATATGCAAAATCTGGCGCTATTGATAATGACTTAGACACCTTTCAATATGGAAGAGCTGGATTAATTGCGAATACCACTTTTCTCTATAATTTGTTTCAGATTCCAAGTGATGAATCACCTTCGTGTACAAAATATGATATAATATTTAGGGGTCTATCGTTTTCAAATAGCAATAATTCTGCCTCATTTAATGTAAAAGTTTATACATATCCTCCTAACACTAATCCAATTCCTGCCAATAGAACACTTATACATACCCAGGCGTTTAGTGGGTATTCCGGTTATTCGGTAGATTTAAATATCGATGTGGATATTGGGGAGAGTTTGGCAGTAGAAGTAGAGCCTCCTCAGAGCGGAATTAAACCACAAGGAATTAACGTGATACTTTATTCGAGGAAACGATAATGAGAATTATCAAAATTAAAAACCTTCAAGATTCTTCAGATATCTATTGCGGTATCACAATTGGATCTGGGGAATATTATCAACTTCAATCTATTGGTGAGCGAGATGAGTTTGTAAATAGCACCAAAGTAAGTCAGCATTTGTGGAGTGATCCTGCTAAAATCGCGATTAATGATGGCGAAAGCGATCTTAGTTCTGCGGCTGGAGATAAGTGGCTAAAAGAAGGTTGTGAAAATCGTCGTATTTATTTAGAAGATAAGAATAATCCGGGAGAGTTTGATCCTGGGACTCATGATAGCAATAAGTATTTCAATGTCCATGTCCGTAAAGACTATTCCACTGTAAAACATGCCGAGATTACTACAAAAACCACAACAAATCTTTGGATTCCGGCAGATGGAAAGCACGTTGATATTACTGATATACAATTGGGAGGAAGAATTACTGAGAGCGGTAAGTATCTTAAAGTTGTTGTGCAAATTTATCAGAATAGCGCATGGATTCCTATTTTTTGTGCGCAGGGGTACGGTATTGGACCAATTGCCGGAATGATGCCAATTTGCGGACATTTGGACACAGATAGTGGAGATGGGGAAGTCGCCCGTGTCCGCGTTGTGACATCTGGCGATGTAGCAGATGACAACTTTGAGATTTGTATTCATATACATGGGCACGAAGAGGGCTAATTTTTGACAAAAATGTCAAATCAATTTAATTTAAATTGTGCATAAAAAGATACTATAATTGTAAGGTATATACTCGGAACCAACTAATTTTACATGTAAAAGGAGTTCATAATGTCAGAGAAAAGATTAAGCGATAAGCAGGTTGGATATGTTCGTACGGCTATCCCCTTGAGGAAAGAGGATAAGATTGAAGAGAAGATTGCCCCCATCGCTGTTGGTCAGCTGACTCTTGCTTCCACACCAATTAGTGAAGCAATTGAAGGCGTTGAGGCTGGCGATATTGCAGTCGTTACCCTCCAAAGTGACGATACAGGCGGAGCAGTTGGTCTTATTCTTGCTGAGTGTGAAGCTGGGAGTCTCAAAGTTACGCCAGCAGCTGTGAATAACGGCGACGCTGTGCTCTCATTTGTGATTTTTAGAGCATAAATTTAAGCACCTAGTGCTTTAATTTTTTCTAGGAGGAGAGCCCAGTGCCTGATGATAAAGAACGTACTGTTGAATTTCAACTCTTAAAGCAAGAAATTACAACTCTTCATAAAACATCAAGCGATTTGAAACAAGCTCAAGTGGATCTTGACGAGAAAGTCGATGGAATTCGTCTTAGTCTTGCCAAGCAAAATGGAGCTATACCTCGAATTGAATCTAATGTTCAGATGTTGATTACAACTGTTACGCAGCAATTCGATCGGTCGAATAAAAAAGACGAAGATCAAGACAAAAGAATTGCTAAAAACGAAAAAGATATTGCTCTCATTCAAGAGGCAGAAAAGGTAGAATCGAAAACACTTAAAGATTATAAAGGATACCTTAAATGGGCAATTGGTTTAGTCGTCTCCTTAGCGGCTTTAGTTCTCGGCGCCCTAAAGTGGCTGTTTTAAATGAGAAGAAAAAAGAAAAAGTCTCTTTGGGTCCGGACGATAAGCTCTCTGCTCATTTTAGACGCAAAGAGTTTAATTGTCGCTGTGGTCGCTGCTCTCCTGCTGTGGTGGATGGTCAGATTATCAAATGGCTAGAAGCTATTAGAAAAAAGATTAGCCTTCAGCGAGCAAAAGATACTAAGATAACCATTACTTCGGGAAAAAGGTGCAAGAAACATAATAAAAAAATCGGCGGACATTCAAAGAGTAAACATGTTCCCGATGAAAAAGGAGAAGTAAAAGCTGTCGATTTCAAGATAGCTGAACTTTCTGGATCTGATTTGGAGAATATCGCTCGTTCGGTAGGAGTAAAGGCCGTTGGAGTAGCTTCAACGTGGGTCCATATTGATACTAGAGTTGATAGAGATAGAAGGTGGGAGTATTAAATGGGTCTTACATTTAATGTATTAGACGGATACAATGATGAGATCATAGATATCGGTACGCTTACTTTCTATGGCATTGAAGGAGATTTGATTTTTAGGGCTCAAATTGTTGATGAGATATCTGGCGTTCCGTATTATATTAGTGTCGGAGCAACTGTTAAGTTTACATTTCCAGGTGTTGATGAAAATATTATTCTTTATGGAGCGGTATTGGGGAATAGAAGTTTAGTTCAAACTACGATTCCTGGGGATACTTTGCCTTTTGTTACTACTGGCGGCGTTCAAATTCAAATTACCGAAGGAATTGGAACGTCTATTGCTTACGCTGGTGGAGCCGTTAGAAAGCTATCTTATACCGAGGGACCTGGTCAACAGCCTGCTGGAACCGGTGTTGGCGGCGAGACGGTTAAAACAAGCGGTTCGGATCCGGCAGCTGGATATTTGTTAGATGAACTGTTAGCAGGTGCAGGAATTCAAATTACTAAAGAAGTTATTGGTGGGCAAGAAAAAACGAAGATTGCAGCCGTTAGCACTCCTGTTGAGCAATCAAATCTGACGTTAAAAACAAGTGCAACTTTTACTTGGGATTTGGATACAAATCAATTGCTTTTTGATGATGATATTGAGATCCACATTCCAGGAACCAGTGTTGTAAATACGATTGATCATAGTGTTAGCTCTCCAATCTTATTTTTGGCTAATGATCAAGTAGCTTATATTGATGTTAGTTTAACGGCGTCACAAACAATTACTGTGACGGTTGTTGATGAAGCTAGCTTTGTCGATCAACAGGGCCGATACATTATGGCGAAGCGTTTGGATGACGAAGTAACTGTTTATGATCTTCTTGTGTAAGGTGTATAATGTCGTTAGAAGTTAAAGTATTAAATGAGCTGAATACGACACAACCGCAAGAGGTTGATGAATTTGAGTTCTTTTCAGGAGAAGATAGAACAATTAAGCTTCAAATATTTGATGAGCCATCAAATAATGACTATTTGATTGCTCTATCTTCTACGGTTAATATTGTTTTGCGAAAAAAGGATAACACAGAACTTTCAAAGGCAGCTACTATTGACACGGTACATAGAAGTATTATCACCGCTAGTCTTACAGCCGCTGAGACGGCTTTATTGATTAGTGGGAATATTATTGTTACGATTGCCGACGGAGGCTCAACAAGGATAGCTAGAGGAATTAACAAGATAAAGCTTTTGTCGAAAGTTAAACCTTTTTAATGAGACGTAAGATCACAGATATTGAGGAGAGAAAAGCTAGAAAGAATCAAAAACTTTTTGCAGAGTTAGATAAGAAGATTCTTCAGGTAGAGATGGCTATATTTAAAAAAGAGTGCGAACTTAGTCATTTAAAACTTGAACATATGAGACTTCAAGGAGAGCTGCAAAAATTGGAAAGTAAGATTGTTAAACATTTGAGAGAACTAGATGTCAAATAGACACTTTACATCAAGAACTGAAGCATTAATTACGCCAGCCGTTTTAAAGAGAAGGTATCTTCATGGCGTTAATACCAAAGACGATAACGGGAAAGAGCTATCAAATCAGACTCTTTCTGAGTATATTAATAATGCAGTTGGTTGGCTAGAGGAAGAATTAGATATCCCTATTCGACCTCTCGTATTTTCAGAAGCCAATGGAAACCAGGAGCTCCACGATTATCGTCATACAGATACTTTCTGGAATTGGAATTTTATTAGGCTCGATGTTTATCCGGTTATCTCGGTTGAGTCTGTTAAGGTTATGTTCCCAACTGACGAAGAGCTGATCGAATATCCTTCTGGATGGTTTAGACTTGAACAAGATACAGGTATTCTTAGACTCGTTCCCGATAGTGGATCAGTCCCTGCCGTTCTTACTCATTCGGGGGTTTTGATTCCTCACCTAGCTCTTCAAAGGAGATTAATTCCGCAGATGTTACAAATTGAGTACACTGCAGGATTTGAGCTTGATAGAATTCCTGTTCTGTTAAACAATATTATTGGACTGAAAGCTGCAATTGATGTTCTCAATATTGCTGGTGATTTAATCACGGGAGCAGGAATTGCATCACAGTCAATCGGATTGGATGGATTGAGTCAAAGTATTGCTACTACGTCGTCAGCGACTAACGCCGGATACGGTGCTCGTATTATTCAGTATGAGAGTCAGTTGTTTGGTGGCGGCGGAGCCGGCTTTGGTGGAAGTAAGAAGCCAGGGCTGTTACAAAAAGCGAAAGAAAATTACAAAGGAATTAGGATAGACGTGATCTAATGCCATTTGTTCCACATGAAACATCAACTTCGGTTACTGATATAAGCTCACATACTTTATCTGAGATGTCAATCCCAGAGAAGTATAAGTTTTATGTGTGGCTGAAGACAAGAGGGATGAAGGTAAACGACTTTAAGGAAGTTTCGTTGCCTTCTGGAGTTTTAAGTTTAAGAAAAGATGATGACGGAGTATATAGCGGAAATTTTATTAAAAGTGAGGTAAGTGATACCGGTGAAATTCCGCTAAAGTTTGACAAAAAGACTCTTCCTGAGATTGTTAAAATGCTCGAGGTTAAAGAGTATATTGAGCCTGCATCGGTTGCTTCTCTTCCAGAGTTAGAAGAAAAGGCTGAGGAGGTCGAGCGACCTGTTGAACCTGAACAAGAAAGTATTTCGGTCCCGTCATCAAAGGGAGATATTAACATTACAATTAATGTTCATAAAAGTAAGGGAGCGATTATGAATCGTAATAATGAAAAGGGTAGGAAGTCGTTAGTTAAGGATCTTTATGAAGAGCTGAAGAAATCCGGCCACACTGTTAAAGAGATCAAAAGCGCTTCTAATATCAGTGAACTAATTAGCAAATTGCCTGAAGATAGACGGGAAACCTTTGAAAAGAGACTAAAGAACCAGAAAACCGTCAAGAAAAGCTTCTCGCACTATCAAAAAGAGTATAGTCTTCCCGAGAATCTTGATTCTGATGAGAAGATTAAGAAAGGCAAGAAGGCTTTTAGGCGCATGATTAAGGATTTCTGTAAGTCTGAAAAGAAAGAGCAGGCCAGTCGTCGTGCTTTTTCTATTTTGAAGAGCAAATATGGTCTTGAAGGAATGAAGCAGCTCAAGAAGTCTTTCAAAGATACAAATAATTCTTGGAAAGAAACTCTTGGAGATCTGTTTCCAGAAACTTTTGCTCTTTTGAAAGTTAAGACCAACCAGCTTGATGAGACGATGCCCGGGATCAATAAAAGTGGCGCTCCCGTTGATCCTAAGCATTTTTACAAAGCAAGCGAAAATGCCGGTCTTTATAGGATTCCGATGTATGAGGTTGATCGTGAAGGAGCCGATAAGGCTTATCAAGAGGAAGTTAAAAAGGCTGACGATAAAGCTAAAACTGACTTTATTAATAGCACAAAGAATATGAATGTTGAGCCAATTGAGAAATCTGATTTAAGTGCTAGCCCAAATACAAGTGATGAATTGAGTGTTGATGGAAGTGGCGAGAATGAGAAGCTGAAAGATAATAATCCTGGAACGCAGGATTCTTTTCCGTCTCAAACGCCAAAGATGGATCCTGATGGTAGTCATCACATGGATGATGCCAGAGGGGGTAATGATGAAATACAGCAGTTTGCCGCACGCGTTAATGCTATGATGCAATCTTCCACTCAAACTAAACCAGATATTACTCCTGAGCGTTCAGAGAATGGTGAAGCTGGGAATGGCGGAACAGATGAGATTCAGCAAAAAACTGCTCCGAGTCCTTCTCCCGATGCCGAGACCTCAAGTGAACAAAGTAAAATTGAGCACGATGGAAGCGGCGGAATGGGCCGAGATGGTAAGGCTGGCGCAATGGATAAGCCAAAAGAAAGATCATAATAAGTGGCTGTAATAAATAAAAAAATACCAAAAACAAAATCTTTTGATCCGACATTTAATACGATTTCGCTAAATCCTGCTAAAGCGAATCAAATGATTGAGGATCAAGGGGCTCGAGTTAGAGTATATCGTACGGTATTGTGTCCGAATAGAAAGAGTATTGATTCTGCAGAACATGAGATTGATTGTCAGATCTGTCAAACAAAAGATGGCTTTATTGACCTTGAACCAGTTGAAACATGGGCATACATTGGTAATCAGGACCTAACAAAACAGTTTAATGAAGAAGGAGTATGGGACGAGCAGGGCGTCGTGATGACATTTCCAACAGGAATTGAAGTTTTTTACTGGGCTAAGATTGAAATGTTGGATTTCACAACGCCAATGATTGAACTAGTTCAACGTCAAGATGGAGATATTGACAATTTAAAATATCCTGCACATTCGGTTAATGTGCTAATTGATATTGATGGAATTAGATATCATCAGGATACTGACTTTCAAGTTGGAGTAAATGGAAATATTCAATGGCTTGGAGCAAGAAGACCGGACAAAGGTAAGATTTATACGTTGCATTATAATTATCCGGTAACGTTTAGGGCTGTTAATGCTGTTCATATTAATCGATTTTCGCAGCTTGGAGCCAAACAGCCACATAAAGAGCCAATTGAGTTGCCACAACAGTGGAATTGTAAAAGAGATTTTTTGATTGAAAGAAAAGATTTAGATGAAAATCTATTGACACCTAACAAGATAATTAATGAGCAGAATCCATAATGGGAAAGAATATAAGCGTTGATTCAAAAGCAAAAGCGTTAGGAATAGATTTACGAACTGCGTCACAGAGAGCGATAAAACAACTTCAAAGTGCTTTAAAGCAAACAGCAACTGCGACGTATAATGAATTAGTAAGGAGAGCGCAAGATAAGCTGAAAACAACTCGAGATGATTACATAAATGCTTTGCATTGGGAGCAGATAGGTCCCGATTCGTACATTATTTATTTGGACGATACAATGGGACACGTAGAAGATGGCTTTCCGACATTTGATATGAAGCCAGGTTTATTGAAGGGACCAAATGCTAAAACAACAAAGAAAGGAACACGCTACAATACGGTTCCTCAAACATATAAGCCAAAGTCAAAGCAAGCAATTATGGCTCCCGGGCTGAGAGAGCAATTGCAAGAAGTAATTTCAGCTAATAAGTTGCAAAAAGTTTTTAAAGATAAGACGACAGGAAGGCCGCTAGAAGGAATTGTTGCAACAGTTAAAGAGACGGGAATTGATAGATTAAAGGGATTGGTTAAAGTACAAAAGAGATACAAGGAGAGGACACAGAGTTTTTATATGACATTTAGAAGAGTGAGCGACAATAGCGATCCGGGTAAATGGATTCATCCAGGGTATAGTGGAGCTCATTTATTTCCTGAAGTTGAGAATTATTTAGAAAGACAAATAGAACAAATACTAAAGGCAATATTTGAATAATGGGCTTCATTTTCACAGATTTAGTTGTTGAATCAATCATCCGCGATGGGCTTGTTGATATGAAAAATAAACTTGCCACTAGCGATGATCAAGTGCCGGATGTATTTTCAGAGCTTTTAGCTTCTCACCTGTCAGTAAAATACGGACAGGGCGAAATTGATTCAATTACGACAATGGTAACGGCTCAAGATACTATTCATGTTGTTCATTCATTTGCTCAAGTTGATACTAAAGTGCCTTGTATTTCAATTCATTTAATGGATGCTTCAGAGGATGAAGCTCACGCTGTATTAGGAGACTTTGGAGAGAATCACGATTATTCAGCTGCACCTACAGAGTTTGTAAGTTCTTTTGATTGTGATAGTTATGACTCGGTAACAGGAATTGTTGATGCATCAACTGCTGATCCTAATCTTGCACCAATACGAAGAGGGCATATGTTTAAAGATGGTTCCGGAAATCAATATCAAATTCAAGGAGCCATTACTAACGAAAGTGGAAATAAAAAGTTTGGACTTGAAAAAGGATTAACTCTTAATTTAACAGGATGTACAATTATTTCTCAGACCAATTTTCAGAGAAGAGAAGAGCAAACGATACCTGATAGAGAAAATGTTATGATTGGTATTCATACTGAGAATGCTCTTCAAACCAAGTGGCTGTACAATATTGTTAAATATATTCTATTATCTAGAAAGGATGACCTATATACGCGAGGATTGAGAATTACAGCTCTGGATGCTTCTGATTTTGGTTTTGATGTTAGTAAAATACCATCAAATATTTATACTAGATTTATAACGCTTAAGGCGCTAGTTTATCATAAATATGAAACGGGATTGGTTACTCTTGTTGATACCGTTGATTCCGTTGTTAGAACACAGCGTAGATCCGATCAACTGCCAAGAGAAAATGAAAACCAAATGACCGTAAGAACATTAGAAGATCCAGATTTAGAAAGCTAAGGATTAAATATGAAGAAGAAAAAAAGGAAAAATAAAAAGGAGAAGGTGATGAAAGATGAGCCAAAGCGCGATAAAGCCGCGGAGGTAATAAGTTTTGACAAGGCTTTTAGAATTTTTAAACTAAAAAATCCTCATGTTCGTTTGTGGGATAAAGAGTCGGTAAAAGTGTTTGTCGCGAAAAGAATGCCATCTTTGAAAGCCTCGCTAGAGGATTTTATTAAGATATTGAACAAGTATTAAGGCGATAAAAAGGAGATTAACCATGGCCATAATTAGGAATTTTAATGGAGCCTCGCTTAGAAAGCCGGGTGCGTATAGCGCGCTTAAGGTTACACTTGACGGCGGTTTACCTTCTGTTGCTGTTGGCATCGTCGGAATCGTTGGAGAGTCTTCAAGAGGTGCTCCTGGTTCGTCTGACGGCGTAACAGAGTGGGATAGCACTCAGCTACCAGATTTGATTGAATATTACGGAAGCGGTCCTATTGTTGACGCTGCGATGGTGCTCGTTAATCCATCAAATGATGGAAGAGTTGCCAACGGAGCTAATAGGATTAAAGTGTATAAAGCCAACGCTTCTCTTCAAGCATCGCTAACACTAGCGGATAGCTTTGGAGATTTGAAAGCTGCCGCGTATGGAGCGGAAGGAAATTTGATTAGCGCTACAATTGAACAAGACTTGTCGGTTGTTGAGGCTACAACTCAGTCTAGTTCGGATATTGTTTTCACCGGGGACGAAACCGGTGCTCAGATCATTGTAAGAGAAAACGGTGAAGCTGCAAATACTTATACTGTGAGCGGAAATATGGCAGATATGGCAGCTTTGCTTGTTGACTTCAATAATGATGCAAATTGGACTTCGCCTCCAACCCTAACTGCGACTAACGATAGTAACAAACTTATTATTACGCAGGATGCTGATGCTAATGAGCATAAGATTGGTGGCGGGAGAAGTTTTGAGATTATCAGTGCAGATCCGCTGTTTAATCTTGCAACCGGTCTTTTAACTCCCTCTCAAGAGCCGAATCGATCAATTCTTATTGAGAGACAGTCAGACGGAACTCAAGAAGATACAGATGATTCGACCGGGCCTCTTGGCGGAGATATTTATATGGAAATTGGCTGCGATGCTACTACTTGCACTTTGACGATTAGTTCCACGCAGCTTACAACGGTTGCAGTGGGCGGTCCGTCGTCGCTGTCAATCGATTTAGCAGATTATTCTACGTTGAATGATCTAGCTTCTTTTATTGATTCTCAAGCTAGTTATAGCTGTTCAATTCCTTCGGGAATTAATGGCGGTCTTTCGCCATCGGTTCTTGATAGAGTGAGCGCAGTTGGTATTGCATCAGGTGCGGCAAAGCCTGGAAGAGTTAAGGCAGATTCGTATTCTGTTGAGCAGTTTATTGTTCAGAGCTCACAGCTTACAGAACTTGAGCCTTCAAGCTCTAAAGGTCTTCCAGATGTGCTTAGTAAGACATTTTTGTCGGGCGGGGCACTGGGAGCGTCGGCAAGCTCTGATTTCTCTGCTGGATTTACTGCTATGGAGTCAGAGAGAATTAATATGCTGATTCCTTTGATCTCACAAGATGCTTCTGATGATATTGTTGAAGACGCGTCAATTACCGATGCGGGTTCTTCATATGATATTGAATCGGTTCAAGTGGCTGCTCTTAATCATGCTAAAAAGATGGGCAATACACAAAATCGGAGCGAGAGACAGGTGTATGTTGGATATCGCGGAACGTTTGAAGAGTGTAAAGCTCAATCACTTTCATTGAATAGTGAGCTAGTTTCTCTTGCGTTGCAAGATGTTCAGGTTGTTGATAATAGTGGTGAGCTGATTTTTAAACAGCCGCATATTCTTGCATGTCTAGTGGCCGGAATGCAAGCTGGTGCGGAAATTGGCGAACCAGCTACTTTCAAATATATTAATGCTTTTGGCATTCAACATCTTAAGAAGCAGGGAGTTACGCCGAGCTCTCTTGAGCTGTTTGATCCTGCCAAGCAATTTAACCAAGCTATTGACAATGGGCTTTTGATTGTTGAAAAGCCGTCTTCGGGCGGAATTAGGGTTGTGGTTCACAATTCCACATACTCCAAGGATGATAACTTTGTCTACAACAGACCGTCAGTGCTTGGAGCCGCTTTTTATGTGGCTTTTGATCTCAGGGATTATCTTGAGAATATCTTCATTGGAACAAAAGCTCGAACAGGCAGCGCAGAGAGTATTGCTAACGCAGTAAAATCTAGAATGACTGGTTATTTGAGGGAGGATATTATTGTCGGAGACGATACTAATGATGGATTGGGGTATAAGGCCCTGACAGTCACTCTTATTGGAAATACAGCCTATGTAGACGTAACTATTACGCCTGTGCAAGGTATTGATTTCATTCTTGCAACAATTAGGCTTGATAACATTAGACAGTCAGCATAATAAAAGGAGAGTATAATGTCAATTGTTACAACTGGTGCAAGAGCTATTTTCAAAATCAACGGTGAGAAAGTAGTTTATGCCTCTAATTGCAACTATAACATCAATCATACTCTTCAGCCAATTGATGTGCTAGATAGAATCGAACCCATTGAGCAGGCTGAGACTGGGTATACGGTTGATTTTAGTTGTACAACGTTTCGAGTTGCGAACTCTTCGGCTGTTAATTTAGGAATTCAACCTAAGTTGGCTGAGATTTTGCAACAGCCCGAACTTACGGCTGAAATTATTGATAGTCAAACCGAAACAACGCTTCTTCTTGTTGAGCGAGTGAAAATGACTACTCGCTCCGGCACGGTTGATGCCCGAGGCGTTTTTACTGAGACTTGGAATTTTATTGGCATTAAAGCTTCTGATGAAGCTGGTCAATAAGCACGTTATGTGCGGATGGATTCGTGGATGTAGAAAGGGTGGAAGTCTACATCAAAAACTAAAATAAAAAGGATAATATAATGGCTAATAAAAGCGATAAGACTATCTCTTCGCTTCCTTCAATGGAACATACCTTCCATATATCTGTTGTTGGAGAAGATACTAAGCAGATGTATAAAGGGGATTTTACCTACCGTAAGCCTACATTGGGAGATAGAGCCAAGTCTCAAGTTATGCGCACTCGTTTAGATGGCGACTTGGAAAATCTCGATCCCAATATCCAAGCATTTCATTCAATGGTATCAATTTTAAGACACACTTTGGTCAAAAGCCCATCGTGGTGGATTGAATCAGATTATGGTTACGAGCTTCATGACCTTAACGTTGTTTCAGAAGTGTATAAAGAAACATTAAGGTTTGAGAAAGAATGGGCGGATAAGGTTTATGGAAAAGACGAGGAAGACAAAAAAGATAAGTCTGCGTAATATTCAACGCATTGCATACAATCAGCTCCGCAAAGATCCTACAACTCTTGAGGAATTAGAGCAGTTTTTGAAAGATTGGTGGAGCGATAAGTATAATTTGCCCGACAATCACCCTCTTCTTTTGGAAAAAACTCTCGAAGAGCTAATGATTATGTACTACAAAGATGTCTATAAAGATAAGGATAGTCAAGCATTAAAACAATTTGAAGAAGAAGAGGGAATCAAAAAGAGCGACGAGGATTGGTTTAAAAAGCAAATGGGGAACAAAGATTATAACGAAAGTAAAACATTGAATTCATCAAAAGACGAAAATGAATTTGAAGAAAAGTTTGATACCCTTGGAGAGTAATGCCTAGAACTGAACATACACTATTAATCAAAGGTGATTTTAAAGACTTTCAAACTAAGTTTGATGGTCTTACAAGTCAGCTAGATGCGTTTAGCAAAAAAGAGCTTGGCGTAAACCTTAAGACCGATTCTCTTGATTTCTTTAAGAAAAGCAGCAAAGAGACTCTTGAAGAGCTCAAGAGAATGCAAAAAATTACTGGCGATGTGATCGATGAGCTTGTCGACAAAATAAAGAATGCTAAAACACCAGAGGAATTTGCTAGGCTTAACCAACAGTTGGTTCGAACAAAACGTCTCGCTGGTCAAGTTGGAAAAGAGATTGCTAACTGGGAGAAGCCCGGTCGTAATGTCGCTGGAATGTTAAGAGGTCTTGCTGGTTCAATGGGCGGTGGTGGCGGAGCTGGAATGGGAATTTTAAGTAAGCTTGGAATAGTTGGAGCAGCTTTAGCGGTTCCTTTAGCAGCATTTGGAGGAGCCTACGCAATGGGAGCCCCGAGAAGAGCTATTGCTCCTCAGAATTTGGCAATGATGGGTATGGGAGGTCCGCGAACTCGAGGCGGCCTAGAGGCTGTTAGAGAGCAAGGACTTCAGTTCGGTTTCGGCCCCCAGCAAACAATTCAGCAGCAGATGATGGGAATGAGAGCAATGGGGGAAGGATTTCGAGCCGCTCCATTTCAAAGACTTGGAAGAATGACTGGATTTTCGCCTGAAGATTTAATGGGAGTCGGAGGGGGCTTCAGACAGGCTGGAATGCAAGCGTTTCAAATTCCACAGGCGGTTGAAGATATGTATGTTCGAGCTATTGCCGAAGGATTTGATCAAGCTCGAGCTATTGATTTTTTGAAAGCAATTTCTGATCATACTGCAACTCTTGCGGCTGCAGGCGGAGTGAGTCCTAAGGCTATTGCCGATATTCTTGGCGATTTTATGGCCGGATCTGACTTCTTTACTCAGAATGCTCAACGCGGGCTGACAGCAATGGCTGGAATTTCACAGGCGATGTCTGGAACGGGTCCAATGTCAGCTGTTCAGTTTAGGTCTTTGGCCAGGTTGATGCCTGAAGCTACAATGACTGATCTATTATATGCTCAGCAATTTAGGCTGGAGGAATTAGGAGAGCAGAGGCCTGGAGATTTGCCAGGAGCGCAGGAAGTTTTGAGTTCATTTTTGGATGCTTTAAGTACAACGGTAACTGGTAAAACATTACAAGGGGCAAGTGAAGAAGACATTAGAAGACTTGTTCCTGTGTTTAGAAAACAATTTGGATTTTCAGCTACGCTAGCAGAAGAGGTAATAAGAGCTAAAGCCGTTCCAGGCGGTAAATTAGACGAGGAAACACAGAGAAAAATCAAGATAGAGCAAAAAAATGCTAATGCTAAGTTGGGCGACGTGATGGGAAGTATTGATGCTCAAACAGAAATTCAAAAGGCAAGATTGTCAGAGTTAGTTTTAGATATTGGAGATGGCTTAGTCCCTATGACAGCTCAAATTCAGAAGGGCGTTTGGGGAATTTTTGATTTATTGGCGAAAAAATTTGGGGTTCCAGAAGGAGTTGATGTTCAAAGAGAACGCGTTGAATTTGCTGAGAGCGAAAGACAATTTTTACTTAAGCGTATTAAAACGGGCCGAGCATCTCAAACAGAGAGACAGAGATTTGAAGAACTTACTAAGAAAAGAATTGCGTTTTATAGCGAAAGAGCTCATCAGTTAAGATCACCGAAAACAGAGATGGCCGAATGGGAAGCCGATATGCCTGCTTATGGAATGGGAATCGGTGGCCCCACAGCCGAAATTACTAGGCCTCCTTCTCGGGCAGAATTAGCTCAGGCGAAAAAAGAAGGAACTCAATCAGTTCAAGCTCAACGCGATTTAATTGCTGCTCAAAAAGCATATGCTGAAAGTCATAGAAAAGCAGCTAAAGCAGTTGATGAGCACGCTGAATCTTCAGTTAGAGCTAAAAGAAAAATGGACAGAGCGGGTCGTAGAGGTAGAAGAGTTAGTCCAACTGTTCGCGTTACTAGCGCAGCTGATGAAGATCTTATTGATATTAGAGACGTAGGAAACATAGATAGCGTGGATACAAATGACTAATATTAAGTCAACAAGATCGGCTTGTGTTTTGAGAGTATTTTCCTATATAAATGCACTCCCTGTTAAAACCGATCGCACTGAAACAATAACAAAAGATCTTTTAGATACGACTGAGCATGTAATATCAAAAGGGATTATAAGCTGTTCAATCAGCAGATCAAAAGGAGCAGCATCGGCTACATTTAGTGTTACTCTAAAGCTAGTTAATGATTATAAAAAGATGTTTAGACCCGGAGATTGGGTTTTAATATATTTAGATAAAGCAAGCGAAATTGATCTTAAAAGTGGGACTAATAAAGGACTTAAGCTCATAGGGAACATTGATAGAATCTCAACATCTAGATCAGTAGCAGATAATGGAGCAATTATTGAGACGTGCAGGATTGATGGTCGAGATATTGGAAAAATATTTGAAAAAACTCAGTTATTTTATGATTCTACTTTAGCCGATGAGTCCTTGCAAAGAGTGATTTTGTTTGCAACAGCATTGGTGAAAAGTGGGAATCCTCAAGATTTTGTTAATGTTTATCTTGATTTGTTTCTTGGTAAGGGCGCAAAAGAATTCTTAGCCGACTCTTCAAAAAGTCCAGTTTTGTTTCAGATGCTAATGCCCCCAAAAGTATATAGAGTTTTAAAAGGAGGAGAAAGAACAAAGTTTACTGTTACAGCATTTTATGACATTTTGAAACGAGAGTTTGATGACTACTCAAAAGAAGGATTTTCAGTAGGGAAAGATGTTGGAAAAGATTTAGTTGGGAATTTGTGGCAATTAATTCAACAGGGATGTAACTCGATTGTTAATGAAATATACCTTGATACAAAAACTCGCGACGATTCAGTCGTTCCAGTCTTAACCATGAGACAAATTCCCATGACTAAGAATGAATTAGTTGCGCTATCAAAAAATGGCATTTTTGTGTCAGAGAAAGATATTTTAACCGATGATCTTGGCTTTAGTGATCATGAAAAATATAACTATTTGATTATTAGAGATGGTCAGAATTTTTTACCTAATCAAACATATTTAATTAATGCACGAAAGAAAAAGCTTCCAGTTGTTGATATTGATTCTCTAAAGAGATATGGACTTAATCGCGTTGATAGGACTACTGAGTATGCTCTTCACGATAGGAGAAATAAAAAGGAGGCCGGTTTTAGTAATTTTAGTTTAATAGGAAAATGGGCAGAAAGAATTAGTGAATATTGGTTTGGCTACCATAAATATGAAACTGGAACTATTATTATAGAAGATCGTACTGATTTTGAAGTAGGAGAGTTTATCAGAATTTATGATAGAAATAGAATGTATATGGTAGAGGGGTATAGTTATAATTGGAATTTCTTAGAGCCTATTATAACAACTTTACAAGTTACACATGGAATGATGACTAACGGAGACTATATTGAAAAAGATTCCACAGACCCAAATTTACCTCCGTTAATTATCACGGATGATTAAAAATGAAAATATTACCAGACGGTACAGTAGTTTCAAGTAATACAATTGCCGGACAAAGATCTGGAAATAGAAAACTGTACAAAAATTTTAAAATTGAAAAAGCGATTATTGTTGATGTAATGTATGCGGGCGAGAAAAGGAATTTATACGGCTTGGGGACCGAATATGATGTTTTGATTGTTAATGGCCCTAGGGAAGGCGAGAGGCTGACAAATGTTTTATCAATAAATTCTTTTGGAGGCCTTAACAATTTTTGTGAGTGGGTATACAACAAGCGAAAAGTTAATTATCACGGAAATAAAAATACTATCGATACTCCTAGTGAGGAATTTGACAATGCATATGTGATTGTTGGTTTTCTTGGAGGTCATTATAATTCGGCCGTTATTCTTGGAGGTTATCCTCATCCAGGGAATACTGTTGAAAAACCTCAGAGAAGTGATGGTGAGATTTTGGTGGGGGAATTTAATGGTCTCCGATGGAAAATTAATGATGATGGAGAGTTGATTATTACATATTATGGCGGCAAGAGAGACTCAAAAAACCCCCACACTCCAATACGAGACGACACCGCCCCTACAGAGATCAAGATTGATAAAGATGGAAAGTTGTTTGTTTCTGACAATAAAGATCAAAAAATTCTAATTGATAGAGTTAGTGAGACAATTCGCATTGAGAATCCAGAAGCTTTTATTCAACTAGATATTCCTAATAAAACTATTGAAGTTAACGCAAATCAAGATGTCAAAAATATATCTGGTGAACAACAAATTAACGAGGTAGGAACAAGCGAAACCAATACTATTGGTGAAAATCAAAACACTACGGTTGGAGGAACCAAAGAGACAACTGTAGAAGGGACACATACTGAAACTGTAAAAGATAATGTAACTAATAATTATCAAAAGGATGTTACTGAAACAATAGGACAAAAGTGGCAAATTAATATTACAGGGGATGTTGATCTTAATAGTGGGGGAAAGGTTACAATTGATGCAAGTAGTAATGTTGAAATTCAAGGAAATAGCAAGGATGTCGTTACTACTGGAAGCTATGATCCCTTTTTAATGGCTCCTCATGTCCAGGGATATAATAAAATAAAAGCCGGAGGGTAAAATAAAATGGCAATGAATAAAGATCAGTTAGGGCAAGAGATCGTTGATGCTATAAAATCTGTTACCGGAGGGTCAGAAACAGCACAAGTTTTACAAATTTGGCAAGCAATTTCCGAAGCTATTATTCAACATCTTATTACAAATGCTGAAGTAACAGTTGAACATAGTGGACCTCGAACTGGGGGAATAACAGGATAATATAATGGCAGGTATTGGCGAAATTATTAAACAAGTTCAGAATGTTGTAGATTTTTTTACTGGGGAAAAAGATCCGCGGCCGTATCCCAAAATTAGGCTTATTACTAATGATGTTAAAGCGGAAAATTGGAATAAAAGTTTTCCGTATAGCTTTAGAGTTGTTGATGACAATGATAATTTTAATCCTAAAGCCGTTGCAAGTGGATATAGAGAATTTAAGCTTCATATAAATCCGTCTGATTTACAACAAGACGAGCAATTTTCCGTTGCAATTACTCCTACACAAGACGGAATTATTGTTGAACATAATGGAATTATTTTCAAGAATTTGACAATTTCCGGGACAACTGGACTCCATCCATTTAAAGGAGAAGGAGGCTCAACTAGTAGCGGTGGAGTCATTGCAGGAAGTCCTAATTTGCAAACCGGGTATGAACATTTTCAAGAGCTAAGAAATTATTTTAGAGCATATGCTCAAGAAAAAAGGGAAAAGAAAACTCTTAGAATGCTTTTTGTAAACAGAAAAGATAGTGAAATCTTTATTGTTGAGCCCGAGCTGTTTTCTTTAAAAAGAGCTTCCTCAAAAAGCTTTTTGTATGACTATACAATTCAAATGAGAGTTCTTGGCTCTGTTAACGCACGAATTGATATTGAAGATCCGATTCCTTCCTTTTTTAAAGACTTTGATTCCGTAGTAACTGAAGTTAATGAAAAGCTGACAATTGCTAGGGGCGTAATGCTTAAGAACCAGGCAATTTTGAGGAATATTGAAGGTAATATTGCACAAACATACCTCGAGCCTCTTCGAAAAGCAACGCTTGCAACAAAAGCTTTAATTGGTGCAACTTATAGTGTTTATGATATGCCTAGTTCGCTAACAAATAAGCTTACTACTGGAACTAAAGCAGCCTATTATAGCGTTATTGCTAGCTTAAGAAGAGAAGGGAATCCTGCTTTTCGAGAAGTGTCGGTTCCTAAAAATATTAATCGAGAGGCCGAAAAGGACTTTACTACTGATCTTTTGCCTGCAGAGGCAGCAGAACAAATTACATTGGATTTCTTGAATAATGACGAAAGACAGGAGTTTAATAAGGAAGTTGAAAGCGTGGTAGATTCTCCTAGAGAGTTTTATGAGAGTTTAAAAGAAGAGAATCAACGAATTTATGACAACGCAAGTGAAGCTTTTGGATTAGGTAATAGTGACTATAATAGTTTTACTGATAGGCTTCAAACTTTTACGCCTAGTGAAGGTCGAAGGCCGTCAGATAGTGAAGCTGACGTCTTAGGTGCGTTTGATGATGTTGACAAAGCTCTTGATTATATGGTTTCAACAAATCTTCCATTTAGGAATACACTCGAAGAAAACATTAATCAAATTAATACGGTTTTTAATCAGCTTACTCCAGTAGGAATCCCTGGGTCAGTCGAAGAAATTATTTTACCTCACGATACATCTCTAGAGGATTTAGCTTCTCAATATTTCAATAATCCTGAAAAGTGGATTGATATTGCAGTATTAAATAATTTGAAACCTCCTTATGTTAGTGAAACATCAACAAATGTTCGCATTAAGATGCCGGGAGACAAAATTCTTATTCCTAGGCCCACTCAAGCTGGAGAATATGATGTCCCCGTTACAAAGGATTATCCCATTACACAGAATCTAACTGCAGCAGAAAAAAATCTTGGAGTAGACTTAAAATTAGATAAGAATTTTGATCTTGAGTTTTCAAATACGGGTGATTTTAAGCTTATAGCTGGCGGGGATAATGCAGGACAAGCAGTTATTATTAAGCTGACACTAGAAAAAGGAGATGTTAAATATCACACCGATATAGGAGTTGGACTAGCTGTTGGTGAAAAAATGACTAACGTTGATACAGTAAAAGATGAAATCACCGAAGCTATATTGAAAGATCTACGTTTTGATCAAATTACAAGTCTTACAGTTAATATAAATGGAAGTACCATTGAAATGAGAATTGATTTAAAGATAAAGGGTATGGAACAGCCCGTCCCGGTTACATTACCTTTATAAGGATATAAGATCATGGCATTCAATTTGAGATCTAGACAACAGATTTTGGCTGATATGATTGCTAAGATGTTAGCCGAAACTCCAGTTAATGATATTAATAGAGCTTCAGTTGTTCGAACTTTGCTTGAAGCTGCCGCTCAAGAAGCATTTCAAGAAAACTATGACATGCTTCAAATTATTAGAAATTATAATCTAGATACTACTGAGGGAGATGATTTAGTTAATAGAGCTATTGAGTATGGACTAGAAGGACGCACGGCCGCTCAATCTGCTTCGGGTTTAATTACTATTAGTGATAGTAATATTACGAAAGTTGAAACTAATATTTATGATAATCTCCCCGGCCCGGTATCTGGAGATACAAGAATTTACGTTGATGATGCAACCTCATTCCCCACTTCTGGAGCATGGTCTGTGATTATTGGTCGCGGAACTGATAATGTTGAAACTGTTTCCGTTGATACAGCACAAGGGAGCAATGGAAAAACTAATAATATAAGCTACTGGACCATTTACTTATCTGCTGGACTTGCAAACGACCATGGAACTGAAGAGTCGGTAATTTTGTCTCAAGGAGGAGATCGAATTATTCCTGCTGGAACAACTGTTAAAATTTCAGCCAGTGATATTGCTGAGGAAGTGTCTTATTCGGTTAATAATGAAGAGACTATTTTAGACGGAGAAGAGGAAGTTGAGAGTGTTCTTATCACTGCTCTTACTCCAGGAACTGATGGAAATGCTCCAATTGGAGCTATTAATGAATTTGATTCTTTACCGTTTGATGGAGCTGAAGTAACAAATCCAGCTGCATTTACTAATGGGACAGATGAAGAGACGGACGAAGAACTGAGAGATAGAATTAGAGCTCATATTCAGAGTTTAAGTCGAGGAACAGCTGAGTCGGTCACATCAACAGTCGTTGGTATTACTGATCCTGATGAAAACAAGCGCGTTGTGTCAGCAAATTTTGTTGATTCAACTACACTGAATGATTTGGGATTTTTGTATATTGATGATGGAACTGGGTTTGAACCGTCGTTCGCTGGACAAGGGCAAGAAATTGTTTTGAATTCTGCAACTGGCGGGGAGCAGTTTTTACAATTAGATACTCCTCCCGTTATTAAGGCACAAGTAGAGACAATTAATTCTGAATCGTATGATCTGGGGACTGCTAATGAAACGCTTATCTATGAAGTTAATGGAGTAGAAGAAATTATTACTTTTAGCTCGGATGATTTTATTAATCCTGGAATTGCTACAGCTGAAGAAGTAGTTGAATCAATCAATGATAATGCTACACTAATTGAAGCAAGAACTTCCGAAAATGGAACAAAAGTTACTATTAGAGCAAAAGCCCAAGAGAACGAATCAATACAGGTCACTGGCGGGACAGGTAATACATCTGATAAATTAAATTTTTCAACTGGATTAAATGAGTCTTTGAGGCTGTATAAGTTTGACGGACTTTCAGTTAGTTTATTGAACAAGGATGGGACGACCGCAACGATTGAGTGTGCGACCCCCCAGTTGTACAACCTAAATAACGGAGATACTTTAACAGTAATTGTTGATGGTAAAACAGCTAACGTACAAACTGCAACATTTAATACGGCCGATTTTGTTAATATTGCTGCTGCAACTGCTGAAGAAGTTGTTGCTGTTTTAAATGAAGATTTAGCGGGAGTTACAGCTTTAGTTACCTCTACTGATTCAAGAATTACTCTTAGATCTAATTTAGAAAATAGTGCTATTTCTAGTGTACAGGTAACGGGCGGAGCAGCAAATGCTGAGTTTAACTTTGATACAACTGCCGTTGTTGGATCTAGTAAAGATTATACATTGAATAGATTTAATGGTCAAATTGAGTTGGAAGTTCCAGCTTCCATTGGAGATCAGTATACGGCTGGGTCGGATCAGACAAGAGGGTTACTAGTCACTGAGTTTGCCGAGCCATATAATTTATCTAATGGAGAAGCGATTACAATAGAAGTTGATGGCGGTGGCGGTCAGGTTGCAACATTTAATACAGCCGATTTTGTTAATATTGCACAGGCGACAGCTGCTGAAGTAGCTGCAGTTATCAATGAAGATGTCGGCGGTGTAACAGCGCTTGCATTAAGTAATGGAAAAGTTCTTGTAAGAACAAATAATTTCACTTCCTCTGGTAGTATTGAAATTACAGTATCTACCGCTCCTTCGCTTGGATTTTCAATTGGAGAGTTAGTTCAAAGTCTTGAGTCTCATACTGCTGCTGTAATCTCTACTACAGAAAACTTCATTTTTGATGAAGGAGACGAGTTAATTGTTGTTATGGATGGAGATGCGGTTTATACCATTACAATGGATGTAGATGGAGAAATAAGAAACGTTGTTAGTCCTAGTGTTTTTGATGCAGATGTTCTAGCCACAGGTGACACTTTTGGCTCTAAATTTACGGAAGAAAATGAGATATTGGGATACAGAATTGTTATTAAGACTGGTGCTAGCGCTGGACACATAACAACAATTAATAGTTATAATCCAGTTACCGGAAGCGGTCGTATTAGTATGGTCGGGGCTGCCCCATTTGGCCTGGCGGTAGGAGATACTTTTATTGTTGTTCCGATTACTGCTGAAAATGTTGTTGGGTATCTTAATAATAGTTTTGTGACAACAATGGCTCTTCGTTCAAATGTTGAGTTAATTGGAACTAACAGGGTTCAAATTAGTTCGACAGTGACAGGTGAAAGTGGAAGTGTCCAAGTAACTGGTGAAGATGCAAATGATAAGTTACAGTTTCAAACCAATGAGGTTCGAGGATTAGACGGATATAAATATTACACTGGTTTATTGAGACGAGTTCAAAGAACAGTTGATGGTTTGAGCTCAGATCCAGTAACTTTTCCTGGCGTTAAAGCTGCTGGGATTCAGATTGAAGTTTTACCTCCTACAGTTAAACAAATTTCTGTTGAGGTTAACGTTACTCTAGCCGAGGGCATAACATTAACAACAATTCAAGAAGACATCAAGAACGCAATTTCGCAATATATTAACGGCTTAGGTGTAGGCGAAGATGTAGTTGTGCAAGAATTGTCATGCCGAATAATTTCTGTTGAAGGCGTTACAGATGTCGAAATATTAACACCCGATGGGAATGTTATTATTGCAGATAACGAGGTTCCGAGAATTAGAGATACAGATATTGTTATAGGATAAAAATGAGCAAGCTAGATAGATATATCAAAACTATTCCCAACATGTATCCAACCAGGGTGGAGGGAACTTTTATTCGAGGGCTAATCGAAGCCTGGGCTCAAGAAAATGAAAATTTGGTTTTGCAAATTGAAGAAGCAAAAAATCAAATTTTTGTTAATTTAGCAAGCGATAAATATCTAACCGCTCTGGGGCAGAATGTCGGAGTTAGTAAGCCTTTAGCAGCTAATTTATCTGATGATCAATTTCGGCAATTAATCCCTGTTATGAGTTTTGACCCAAAACAGGTTTTAATTACTATGTATAAACTGTTAGATATCTTCTGGGGTCCTTTATTTTCGAGAGCTAATATTACTGCGCAAGTGTCAGAACCGTACAATTTTGGAACCTCGGCTCCTCTAACTGGGACAGTAAATTTTGTAAATGATTCTACTGAAGTTACAGGAACTGGAACTTTTTTTACAGCTGAAGTATCAGTTGGAGAATATATCAAGTTATCAACTGATGACAATGATAGATTTGTTAAGGTAATTCGAGTTATTGATAACACAACTTTGTCATTAGCAACTAGGTATGGTGGCGACACCGCTTCGGGAGTTGGAGTTAACTACTTGTCAAAGAAGTTAGAGCTCGATTGTGATGCAGAAGAAGGTATTATTTTGGATTTTAGCCCAATATACTTTGATGATACATCAGCTGTTATAGTAAGTGAACTCATAGAGGTAATTAATAATCAAAGCGATGTAATTGTGGGAGATGTGGTTAATAGCGCTACAAATGTTCCACAGCTTAATCTTAGAACAGATACACCGGGAGCGGCTGGATCAATTAATATAACAGGTGGAACGGCTAATACTATTTTACAATTTGTAACGGGGGAAAATCTGATATCTGATCTTCCTTCTCCAACAGTTGTGTACGAAGTGAATAATCGAGAAATTGTTGTTATGATTCCTGATTTAGCGCCTGCTATTGGTTTGGCAAATAGTCATTTTTTCCATTCTGACAATGGAATTGTAACAGCCGTTGACAATATTCTAAAAACTGTTACCTGTGATTTTGACAATGAGGTTACGGCTAATGAATATATCGATAAGACATTTTCACAAAATACTGAAGAGTTTACTATTCAGTCTCATACGACTGGCATAAATAATGTCGTTCTTCAGTTTAGCGCCGGAGTAGATCTGTCGAGAGTGTCAACAGTTTCTGGCAAAAATGGTTTTGTCATATTCTATGAAAATTGGTATGGATCCTTTATATACGATCCTGCCGATTCTCCTTACACTGTTCAAAAGGAGAAAACAATATTAAATCAAGTAATTACTGAGGGAAATATCTATCCAATTATTGCTGCAGATGATTCAAGTGACATTCCCGATGCAACTGGATACGTAGTATTTAATTTTGGAAGAGCTAATGAAGAAGGACCAATTGCATATCGCGGTAGGCCAACTAATTCAAGTTTGTTAATTGATCCTGGACATATTTTCCAATACGATCATGCAGTAGGTGACACAATTAATTTATTGGATCCTGATTTAGTGCCTCATGTGCCGCGTTCAAGTGGAGTTGATAGACCGGTTTATATGGTTGATCCTCAAGAGGCCAGACTAGTAGCCCAAACACTAATTAGACAAATTAAGGCGGCTGGGGTAGTCATAAGATTCATTATAGATACGCCAGAGTATTTGTTTAGCCTTTGTCGAGATTAATAATTTAAAACAACAGCATAGATATAATATAATATATTGATGTAGTTGGAGGAAAAATGGCCGTTCTACAAAAGACAAGAATTCTAGCTCAAGAGCGCTTAGACAAGACGGATTATGATAATATTGAAACATTTGTGTGTGAAGATCTCAACCAAATGTTTCGAAGGATTTTTACCAGCTCAACAGCTATAATTAATGGCTTTGAAATTTTTGATGATGCTGCATTAACTCAAAGAACCCCGTCTGCTTCTCCTGTTTATATTAAGATGGAAGATTCTACCATACTTCATACCGATTCTTCAGGTCCGAGTTTTTATGTTGGATCGTCAATTACGTCGGCAGAAGAAGTTACATTGACCGACGGGCAAACAAATTACATTGAGTTGGATATTTCAAGAGAGCCAGCTGTTCCAGCAACGAGAACATTTCGAGATCCAAACGCAAACGCAGGAGAGGGGGCTGATTATACTCAGATTATTGACACAGTTGAAAATATTGTAGCTACGATTACTGTTAATACAACTGGCTTTAGTGGCGGAACAAAAGTTCCTCTCTATAAAGTTACAGTTGCAGCTGGTAGTATCACGGCAGCTGTTGATAGTAGAAATTTATTTTTTAGGCTTGTCCCCGGGGAGCCCTACAATGAAGATTATGAATTCCCTTGGACGAGCCGAGGTGAGCCTGATAATGATTTAGTCCCCGATGGGAATGAAATTCTTAAGGGCGATAAGCAAATTCAGTCATTTAAAGACTGGGCCGATGCAATAATGACTGAGTTGAAGGTTATAAAATTTGGAAGTGCAATTGGAGTTTCGTGGACAGACCCGACTCCTACTTCTATTAGCCAGTTAGGAAGAGAGCTATTTTTGCGCGGGGGTGGGACGATTTCTTGGGATGGGTCTGATATGACCTGGACATCTAATTTTACAATTGATATTACAGGAACCGCTTTTGTTAATACTATTACGACTGCAGGAAGTCCGCTATCAATTGGAGCAGATCAAGTGGCGTATGTTGATGTTGATCCTACGCAAACAACTAACATTTCTTTTCAGGTAGTAGATTCGGATTCATATGTTGATCAAGATAATCGTTATATCCTTGTTAAAAGAGATGGAAGCGATATTATCATTATAGATCGATTAGTAGGATAATAAATAATGGCATTAAAATTAGGGAATAAACAATCATCTAAACTTACAAAGAAAACTCTTATTTTCCAAGAATATCCTTCCGGGGATACTATTATTGCGGCTGGTGGAGTTGAACTTATTCGTGTTCATAATGCTACGGGGCAAGTCGAAATCCATCAGGAGCTAAAAGTAGATAATCTTAATGGATTAGTGAGCGCTGTTAATGGAGTATTACAAGGCGGAGCAATTGCAACTCCTGAAGGATATACTTCGAGTTTTAATGGAACGACTGCTTGGACTTTAAGCGGAAGTATTTATTATATAGATTTTACGCATAATCTTGGATCTACTCAGTTATTGTGTACGGTTTATGATGATGCTAATGAGGAAGTAAATGTTGATGCTAAGACATTAATTGATGGGAATACTCTTCGAATTGAAGTTCCTGCTGTCCCTGATAATAGATTTTCTGGCCAGATTGTAATTGCTCAAGTTGACGATCCTAATGTTCCGGGGCAAACATTTAATTTTAATGCGACTACTTCGTGGACTTTAGATGGCGCAACTTATTATGCAAATTTTCCTCATAATGTAGGATCGAGTAATATAATTTGTGAAGTGTATGATGATGCTGGAGCACAAGTTATTGTTACTAAAATAAAATATGATAATAACAATCTTAGGATTGTTGTTCCTTCTGTGCCCGATTTAAGGTTTGCGGGGCATGTAAATATTTTACAAGTAGAATAAAACAAAGAGCTAGTTATTAGGTTTTATATTGTAACGTGCAATATAAATTGTCACACTATTCATTAATGAAAAGGGAGATGAATAAATGGCGAAAGAAGTAAAAGGCGATCTCAACGTTAAGAGAACTCTTGACGCTGACCGCAGGGTTAATGAAGGCCTGAAACAGACAGACGATCTTGATGCTGCTCTGGATTTGGGTATTCATTGTGAAAAGTGGCAAAGGATTGAGACTGACGATCTGGGAGCCCAGAATGTTGATCTTCCTGATGCTACTACAATTAGTGAGGGCTGGCAGGTTGTGATTGAGAATTTTGGTGGAACTGATGCTCTTAACGTTCGCGATGGCGCGGATGGCGCACTGAAGACAATCGCAACTGGTAAGGCTTATTTGTTTACGTGTTTGGATAACGGCGCTGCTGCTGGGACCTGGCATGTTAACTTTCTTGAAGATGATCTTACTCTCGTTGCTACTCGATACGCATCAACGTTTGATGCTGGCGCGAGTTGGGGCGCTGCGGCCGGTGGTTATTACACAATTACCATCACGCAGGCTACTCATACTCGCGGCGTCGATCCGATGATTCAGATTTATGAGACATCGGCCGGCGACGATTTTCTCGTTGAAGTTGATCAGCTTAAAGTCAGCGCTGCTGGCGATGCAGCTTTTCGCGTTACCGAGGATCCGGATCTTCGCTTTGCAGGGAAAATTATCCTTGTGTAATTAATATTAATGGGAGTTGGGCTAGCTTAAGGCTAGCCCGGCCTCCCTATTATATAAAATAAAATAAAAAGGAGATAATAAAATGGAAAAGAAAGATGGAATGTTAGAAACGTATCATTTTGATCAAAAAGCGGTCATTAAAGTTAATAAGGATAAAACTGATATTGAAGTTCTTGGGTGGAATAGCCCCTATAAGAATAATGATGCTCAATCAATTGACGATGTTAAGTACTTTGTGGTAAAAAAAGAACTTGTTGATATTACAAAGTTGGATCCTGATAAAAAGTATAATATCAATTTTACTATTAAGTTTTTAGAGAACTCAGATGGAACATTTGATCAGCCGGCCGCAATTTTTAAATCAATCGAAGAAGTAAAATAATATATTTGCATATATTAGGAGCATAGAATGCCCAGAAAGCTTAAAGGCGATCATACTGTAGAACGAGATCTTCGTGTTGAACGAAATATAACTCAAGAAAGCGCCGCCAATCCTTTGCGAACGATGAAGGATTTAAGTGGGGCTGTTGATAAAAAGACAATTCGAGAAGTTGTATCTAGCGGAAATTACAAGTTATATTCTGTCAACGATGACGATTCTACGAATGTTGATAATATACTTGTGGTTAATCTTGAGTCGGGGAATATTGGTATTGGCGTCGTCCCGACTAATTCGGGTGGGAATGCCCTGCGAATTGGTCTCACTACTACAGTTAAGGGAAATAGCGAAAAATTAACTGCCTATAACGAAGCAACAGCTGGAACAGCCGATACGACTGTTGGCGCTAGATTATTGCTTGATTCTAATTCTGCGAATACTGCAGGCCAATCTACTATCTATTCAGAAGTTAGACGTAGAATGACTGCTAGCACTGAAGATACGGCTGGAATTTTATCTGCTCTAGAGTTGAAATCTGTTCTAGATCCGGATGGAGGAGCTGTTACTTATACTCATAGTGATGGGACTATGGGCGTGGCGGATTTGGTTGCTCATGGTATTCAGAATGTTGGTTCTGGAAGTCTTGCTATTTCTCATGCTGCGGCTCTTTATGTTAAAGCAAATTCGGTTGTTGGCGCAACCAATAAGTATGGATTGTATATTGGTACAATTGCAGGAAGTACAAATGATTATGCAATTTATACTAATACAGGGAAGGTAAGATTTGGCGAGACGGTAGAGATTCAGCAATATCTTGGTGTTGGAAATGCTCCTAGTTCTACTGTCGGAGCTTATATTCAAAATACAGATCTAACGGGAACAGTTCAGACTGGAATTCATAGCTCTCCAATTAGTACGGCGGCTGCAACAGTTAGTATGCGCGGAATTGTTTCGGCTCCTCAAACAACAGATGCTGTATTTACTTGTGAAAATTTGACGGCTTTTATGGCTTTAGACGCGGCTAAAGGAGCATCCTCAACTATAACTCGTCATAGGATGTATTACGCTGCTTCTCCTACTCAGGGGACAAATAACGTTTGGGGAACAGACAATCTAACATTCACTGGAGATTACGTTTTTCATTTTACTTCTACCCGTCCAAGTGAATTTGCCGGTAGAGCTGGTTTTGGTGGTTCGGCTTCAGCAAATGCGATCGTACGAGTTGGTGCAACTAATCCATTGGGGGGTACTATTCAGCGTGGGTTTGCCGCCGAGATGGAGGCGACATCAAATGCTACTAATGCAGTTGTAGGTGTTCTTGGTAACGTTACGACAGCTGCGGCTTCTTTTACTACTGCTTATCTTGCACAACTTCAAGCATCAGATAGAGCTAAGGGGTCTGGAAGCACTATTACCAGGAAAATTGGTATTCATGCGCCGATGCAAACTGGCGGAACGAATAACGCAATTCTTGTAGATAATACTTCTTTTGTTGGTAATTTTGGAATTAATTTAGCTACTATGAGCCCATCTGAGTTTGCTGGACGTATGGGTATTGGTGGTAGTTCTAGTTCTGGAGCAGTTTTACAAATTGCTGCATCTAATCCAATTACTAGCGTGGAACAAAGTGGGATATTTATTCCTATAGTTGGAAGTTCCGATGCCACAACGGCTATTTTTGGAGTCCAATCATATCCGACAACTGCGGATGAGACTTTTACATGTGCGCTTGTTACAGGTTATACATTTTATGACAGAACAAAAGGTGCTGCTTCAACAATTACACGTCACATTGGATATTATGGAGCTCAACCTACACAGGGCACTTATAATACTTTTATTTCAGATGACGATTCGTTTACTGATGATTATTCAATTTATTTAGTTTCTAGTAGGCCATCTTATTTGGGCGGCGATCTTAGCATAGATGGTGATTTAAATATTACTGGTGCATTAAACGCCGATGGCGGGATTAACGATACGTCTGGCGATATTATTCAGTCTACAGTTGGAAGTTTCTTCTGGAATATTGATTCTAATGATGATAGCTCAGATGAGGTTTTTGAGTGGGCGTCGGATCGAGTAGGGGATTCGGGTGGTGATATTTTAATGCGCCTAACCGATGAAAATATTTTATATTTGTTTGATTCGGCAAGTAATGGTCCCGCTTCGGGGAATCTTAAAAATTATGCTAGTTATCAAGCTGGTATTGGAGCCGCAAGCGATTCCGAGTTCGGCTTATTCGCAGGAATTGCTGATGGTGTATTAAGTTTGTCTGGCGACACCGGGTTTGGCGCCGGTTCAACAAAGTTGAGTATTTTTAGTGGTGGGCATTCTACTCCAAATAAAATGGTTGCCTATATTGATGGTAATGTTTTAGCTCAGTTAGATGCTACAGGCTTACAAATAACAAGTGATGGTGATGCACCTCTAAAAGTTATTAGTGGCGATCCTGGGTCAGATTTGCAAGTTACTGATAGCACAATGACTGCTCATATTCGAGCATATAATGAACAATTTGCAATTGCTAGTGCAGGGACAAGTCCTATTTATTTTATTTCTGATTATGGCAATGGATCAACTAGCGCCGATTTTATTTGGAAAACGGACTCTACTACATTAAATACTCCTAATGGCACAGAGTTAATGAGACTCACCGATGGAGGAAATCTTTTAATTGGTATTACAGCTCCCGATGGGATTGAAGCGCTACACGTTAAAAAGAGTTATAGCGGCGCTGGATCTTTTGAAGCTGCCTATATTGAAGCTATTTCATCTCCAAGCGTGGCACTAACTGGTGGGGTTAATGGTTTAATTGTGTATGGGGAGCGTCAGGTCAGTGCGTCCGCAACAGATACTGGACGCGTTCATGCGCTATCGCTTAGAAGTCTTTTTGATGTAGATTCCGGACAGACATTAAGCTGTTCTAATTCTTCGGCTTCGACTATATATTCAACTTTACATGTTCAGGCTCCAGCTAATACCGGGTCTGGGACAGTTAATCTTGATAAGTTTGCCTATATTTCTATTAGTAGCAATACTCATCTTGATACTGGAACAGATAAGTATGCTATATATATAGATCAGATTTGGGGCGCAACTAATAACTGGGGTATTTATCAGACGTACGGTGGAAACAATAACTATTTTGCTGGCCCTATCCGAGCCGGAACAACTGGCGGGATTACAGATGCCGATGAACAAGTAACTGTTTATCGCGAGTATGATGCAGATAGTCTTAACCCCGTAGGATTAGGGGTCAGGCTTGTTTTAGATAGATCATCTGCTTATACTATTGCTAATTCGCGCGGTGCTGAAATTGAAGTTCAAAGAAGTTATGGTTCTAACACAATTTCAGAAGGTCATGATTTATTTGGAAGCGCATTTAGGGCTCTTTTTAATGGTAGCGGCTCATATACAAATACTTCAAATGTTATGGTTATCCGTACTATTTCGCCGTCTTTTTCAGGCGGCGGAACAGTTAGTTTGAATTCTTATATGGGCATGTTTATTTGTGACGTGAGTACTTCTAACGCAACAAATCAGTTTGGTTTATATATCGGTAATCAAACAGGTGGCTCTTCTCAAAATTATGCTATTTATACTAATGATGGCGCGGTTCGTTTTGGTGAGCAAGTTACTGTCGAAGATAATCTTGGTCGCGGACTAACTATTAAAAATCCAAATGCTAATAGTCAAGCCCGAATTAATATGTATGCGTCTGGGGATACTAAATCTTGGTGGCTTGGGAGAATCACTGGCGCAGAGGGAATGTTTGGAATTCAATATGCAAACGGCCTCAATAGTAGCGCACAACTTCAATTAAGAAACAATGCCGATGATGCAATTGATGCGCAAGCTGGAACTGGTAGATTTGCGGCCGGTGGCCCTACCATTCAAGATACGGATCGTTGGATTATGCTTGGTTTAACCGACACTAGTCAGACAGTTCTTACTGGCACTTCTCAAGTTGGCACGAGAATGGCTTTTCGCGCCAATAGTAATGCAACGACTATGATTACCGGAGCCGTTATTGACGCTAAAAGCGATGACGCTTCTTTCGCTACAACCGATATTGTAATGTTGGATGTAGGCTCATTTACTTTAGGTGCTGGACATACTTGTACAGATATTATTAGTTTACTCGTGAGGCCTCAGCCGATTGATGATGCTACTAATTCGGCTTATATTTCAACCACAACTGCATTAGAATCGGGTGATTGGTTTATTCATTCGACTTCAATTCGTCCGAGTTGGTTGTCTGCACCATTGAGAGTTAATCCAGCTACCTCAGCTCAAGTTTCAGGAACAAATAATACTCTTCTTGAAATTATTCGTTCATATACAGGTGCTGCTGGGAATTCGCATATTGCGGCTTTTATTGAAAATGATTTAACAACAAACGCTTCTCTTACTGCCACTCAAACAACTTTAGAAGTTAAACATAGCCGAACTGTAACGGATGATGTTTCGGAGGCGACTGGAGTCGGACTCGGTTATGCGGCTAATCTTTTGGTTGGGTCGGATTTTGATGTTGCAGCTACAAAGACATATTCATATACTGATTCTGGTGGCTATAATGAAATTTCAATCGCCACTTTAAATGAGTTAGGGGCCGGAACAACTGCTATTTCAAATTATGTTAAGTTACGTATTAAATCCGATACTGGCTCAAACAGTACTAATAAGTATGGAATTTTGATTGATGATATTTCTGGCGCTAGTAATTTAAATTACGCTATTCGAACTAGTGCTGGCCAAGTATATCATGCGGATAATACAGGTATAGGTGCTTATCCCGACCCCGATATGGCATTGAGAATTGGATGGTCTGGAAATGCGACCGATATTAATCAATATGGTATTTATGTTGGAACAGAAGCAAATTCAAATGCTACTACTTCGTTGTCAGGGATTGCAATTCTTCCTACAACGGATAATGCGGCGTTTACATGCGCAAGAGTTTTTAATGTTAGAGCTTTAGCTGCCCAAGCTGGAGCCGGTAGTACAATTCAATATGCTATTAGTTATAATTCGCAGACACAAACCGTTGGAAGCGTTGGAAATGCAGTTCTTGCTGACAATTATAGTTTTAGCGGCGATTACGGTATTAATCTAAACACCACTCGTCAGAATTATTTTGGTGGCCCGATTAGAGTTAATGATGACAACGGTGTTATTAATACTACTGAAATGCTAAGTGTAACAAGAAATTACAATGGAAATGCAGCAGATTCTCATACCGCCGTTACTCTAAATTGGGATTTAGATACCGACGATGCTCTTACAGGTGGCCAAAGTTGCGTTCTTTATTCTCGTTGGAAAAGAACTATTGATGCTAATGTAACAGATGCGCCTGCTGGGGGCTTTGGCGCAATTCAGAATATGCAAATTTCTCGTATTTATGATGTTGATGCAGCCGCCACGTATACTTTAACAGATGCGGATGGAATGGCTGCAATTAGAATTCCTAGTGTTTCACTTTCGGGCGGCGGTACATTAGCTGTTTCACAGATGTACGGAATTTACATTCATGCTGATAGTATTGCAACTGGAATTAATAAGTATGGTTTGAGAATTGGTGGGATGACGGGCGCAACTAATAACTACGCTATTTATACTGGGATAGGACTCGTTCATTTTGGCGGTGATGTTGAAATTGATGGCGGAGAATTGTTAGTTGGAGATGGAACTGGTCTTTCTACGATGAGTATTCCCGACACAGCTGGAGGAGCTCCATATCTTGGAGTTAAAGAATCATCTCAGCCAGTTTATACGTCTATTGCGCACCAAGATGGGACTTACAATAAGAGAATTGGATTATTTGCCAACAGCGACACGGGGAATGTTGGCGTTGTTTATGGCTCTTCTTCAGATATTCCAACATTTAAGATTGTAAGTGATTGGAACGATGCTACTCAATTGTCAATTAATGGCAATACAAATCAAATTACAATTCCTTCAGGCGATGTTGATATTACTAGGACCGATGATGGAAGCGCTATGGGCTTGGTTATTGAGAATACTGGGAGTGATAATGCGAATACCCAGGCCAGAGTGCGATGTACAGTTAATGAAGATGCTGCTCGTTCATATATGGCTATTACCAGAAGCGGATCTTCGACATATGATGTTAGTTGGAATTGGGTATTAGCTACTAATTCAAAAACAATGTATTTGGCTAGAGATGGCTTGTCTACTAACATTGCAATGTCTATTGACGCAAGTCAGAATGTTGAAATTCCTCAAATTTTAGGTGTTGGCGGAACTTCTGGTTCTGGTTCTATTGTGCGAGTTGGACAAAATAATCCGCTTAGTGGTACCTCACAATATGGCGTAACAATTGAACACGCTGCAACATCTGCCGCCACTACTTCAGCTATTGGCGTTTTTGGATCCGTAACAACAGCTAATGCTTCTTTTACTTGTGGAATTCTCCGAAATTTCTTTTCAAATAATCCTACACTTGGAGCTGCAAGCACCGTTACCCGTAGGATTGGCTACGGCGGAATAATGCCAACAGGCGGAACGAACAACGCATTTATAAGTGACAATATATCGTTCACTAGCGATTGGGGAATTAATCTATCAACATCTAATCCGTCTAGGATTAATGGAGATTTAAGACTTAATACTGCATCTGCTATAATTGGCGGATATAATAAATTAACAGTATATGGCGATTATGGCGCAGGATCAGAAGGGCATAGTAGTCAGGCTATTGGAGCCGAAGGATTGTTTGATTCAGATAGCCCTTATACTGTAAATTCAAATTCTGGTATTTATGGGCAACTTAGAAGAAATATTACAACGAGTGTAACTGATACTGGTGGTTATTTTGGCGCGTTAACAGCTAGACTAGCATTTAATGTTGCTTCGGCTCAAACATATACTAACGCGCAGAGTCCTGGATTTGCTTCCGTTATGATTAACTCACCGCAGAACTATGGATCAGGAACTCTTGCCATTACACATTTTGCCGGCCTTTGGGTTAACAGTTCGTCTCTTGCCACAGGTAGTTATAAGTACGGAATATATGTGGGAAGTCAATCCGGGGCTTCGAATAACTACGCTATCTATACAAATAATGGAGATGTCAGATTCGGAGACGATGCTGAAGTAGTTGGAAAAATGGGTGTTGGTGGAGCTGCTTCGTCTAATGCAATTCTTAGAACAGGTTACGCCAATCCTCTTACAGGAACTAACCAGCGCGGTTTTGCTGCCGAAATGGAAGCAACATCAAATGCTACTACGCATGTTGTAGGTTATCTTGGTAATGTTACAACTGAGGCCGCTTCTTTTACAACTCCCTATCTTGCGCAATTTCAAGCATCAGATAGAGGTAAAGGATCTGGAAGCACTATTACTAGGAAGATGGCATTTTATGCTCAAGAGCAAACTGGCGGAACTAATAATGCTATTATAGCTGACAATCTCACATTTTCTGGAGATTATTGTTTGCATTTCACCAATACGAATCCTAGCCATATTTATGGTAGAATCGGAATTGGTGGGTCAGCTCATGTTGATACTGCATTGGCGATTCAAAGACCTAGTAATATAGCGGCTGCAAATGAATATGCAGTATTTGTTGATTATGTTGGTAGTTCTTCTGCTACAACAAGCATTCGAGGCTATACTTCGCAAGTTACAACTGCTGCAGCTTCATATACCTGTAGCATTTTAACTCATTTTGGTGCCTATGATATTACTAAGGGTGCCGGCTCAACAATTACTCGTCAGCGTCAATATTGGGGACAGCCACCTGAGCAAGGGACAAATAATGCTTGGGCGACCGATAATGCCACATTTACTGGAGATTGGCATTTGCATTTTACTAATGATCGTTGGTCGTTACTTCCTAAGTTGCAATTGAGCGCGACAGAAACTTCTGATGCGAATGCAAGATTGTTTGTTAAGAATGGCGATGACGGCCTTGCAGTAGCGGATAGTGTTGGAGCTGCTCGACAAGTTATTCTTGAAAGTAATACAGGGAATTTTGTTGCATTTAGGCGTCCAGATAGCAATTATAGCGGATTTATTTTTAATGAAGGAACCGACGGAGACGCCGCTCAATTAAGACATCGCTGGACGGGTACTGCTTCTACTAGTGGATATGAATTTAGAACTAATAATGCTCAATTGTTTAGAATTGCTGCTGATGGTTCCATTTACATGGGCTTTGATGGATCGAGTGCGGCTAGCTATCTATATGGAGATCGGTTTAATCTTATTTCCAACGGGACTGAAGGATTTCAGCTTGATATCCGAGGCGGCGATACTTCAAATGCTGCTAACATTAGTAGAATCGATATGAGAGGTTATCGAGCCGATGCGGGTGGCCGTAGTGTTCAAATTGAAGCTTTTTATGGCTCATCTGGAACAAACCGCCAGATTGGTGAAATTTCCTTTAATAATACGACGACTGATCCTACAACTACCGGCGGCGAGCTTGAGATGTTGTTGCACAATACAAGCTCGCTCGGAACTGTTCTTAAGATGACTGCAAGTTCAAGTAGTATGATTTTTGATCTTACAAGCCGCGAGACGTTGATTCAATATAGTTCGTCAAGTGGCGTATATATGCATCTTGAAAATCAATATGCCGTTTCGTCTACGGGAGCGTATGCACAATTCTTGATTGAAACGAATAATGATAATGCCGATCCTTATGTTAATTGGCGTATTAATGATGGCTCGACAGTTAACTGGTCAGCCGGTATTGAGAATGGCGTAAATAATAGATTTAAAATTTGCCCAGCTTCGGGTCTTGGAACTGATCTTGGATTAACAATTGGAACTACAGGGACAGCGGTTCTGCGTAGAAACGAGACAGCTTCGTTAGCTGGTGTTCTTGATTTGACTAATACGAATGCAACATCTGTAGCGAATGGTATTGGGATGAGGTTCCAGGCTCATAGCACAGATGATGTGGTTCGTACAATGGGCGAGATTTATTGTGTTAAGGAGCAGGTATGGACCAGCACTTCAACTACAAGAGATGCACAGCTCCGATTTTATACTAGTTTGAACGGAACAACCGGCGGGGCGGGGCAGGAAGCTCTTATTCTTGATAGCGCTAAGGAAGTCTATTTCCCGAATATTTCAACTACGGGCTCTGCTGCGAATGCATTTTTGGATAGTGGAAATAGTAATCAGCTTTTGAGATCGACTTCATCAGCTCGATATAAGATGAACATCGAAGATATGAATATCGATAGTTCAAAAATCTTTAGTTTAAGACCTGTTGAGTTTGATGATCGTAACCGCGGGACACATCACTTTGGTCTTGTCGCTGAAGAAGTTGCAGAGATTCTTCCTGAATTAGTTCAATTTGCTCCTGAGAAGTGTTTAATTCCAGATAGCGATTCGGATAAGAAAGTTCCTGATGGAGTTCAATATCAGTTGCTTAGCGTACTTCTGTTGAATGAAGTCAAGAAACTCAATAAAGAAATTGAAAAAATTAAATCAGAAAAAGATACAAATAGGAGTAACTAATGGCAATTAGACTTGAGCCAGGACAGAGCTCGGAATTAGTTGAGAATAATGTTATTTCTCAAATGCAGGGCAGTCTTGATACGGCTATCTTTATTGATGGAGATGAGGCCGTTCGCTTATATAATTTTGATAAGCGAATGAGATTGTCGCTAGGCGATTTGGAGCTTTATAGATCTGAGCCTGGCGATTCTGTTCGTATTAAAGTAGAGAATCTTTCAACTGCTGGAGATAGTTCGGCGAGTGCTCTTTTCTATACTCATGCAACTTCTGGCAGTGCATATGCTGGTCATACTTTAAGGGTAGGCTCTCATTATTTTACTGTTGGTTTAAATACAAGCGGTAATTTGTTATTTAATAATGGCAATGGAATTGCGACAACTAATGTTTTAACCTTATATAATAGTAATGATGTTGGTATTTTAAATGGGTCTTTGCTTACTGCTCAACCTGTATCTGATGAGCCTACTCATATCTTAAGAAACGATGGATCAGCTGAAGATATTTATATGCTTGTTGGAACGACCGATGTGCTAACTATTCCTGTTGATGCTCCTAGAACATCTCTATATTTTAAGGCCGATACTGCAAATATTTACGTTAAGCAAGATGACGGAAGCACGACGAATTGGCTCCCCGTTGGAGCTGGAGGTGGCGAGGGAGAGGCCGGTCTTGAACAGATGCTCAATGAAAACGATATGGAGGAAATTGCTTATACATCATTTACTCCATTTGATCCAGTTAATCATCCAAGTCTTGTTAATGAATCAGCATCACAAAATTCAGAAGATAATGTAGCCACTAGCCAAAGAGATTTTACTGAAAAAGGTGAAATTCATACCTATGAAGGCCGAGTTCTTCCTCAAAATGCATGGGCTGCTTCTGGTGGCGATTGGGTTGAAGCTTTAACGGGCGGAGCCGGAGCAGCTGTAGCAAGTGGAATTTTAACAATTACAGTTCCGGGCGCTGCTGATACAGGATATTATACTAAAGGTCATCGTGCGGAAATTGATAATACGGCCGATGTTGAGCTTGAATGGAGAATGAGAGTCACTTCTTCTACGTTAGATGCAACAGGTGATTTAAATTGCCGTATTACAGGTAATAAAATGTTTAGGTTACAATACATTGATGTAGCCGGAACAAAGAAAATTAGAATAGATGATAATGCTGGTTCAGCCGTAAATGATATTGATGGCAATGCTGCTGAGGTTAATTTAAATTGGGATCAATGGCATACTTATCGGTTGCAGAAAATTAGTCAAGATAGGGTTCAAGTTTTTGTAGATGGGATTTTACAATTTACTGTTCCATATGCCAATCTTCCTACAACTGGAAGTTCTGTTCAAATTATTTTTGGTCATACTTCGACTGGAACGACCTCGACTTCAGAATGGGATTTTGTTAATTATCGCGCTTACATGTCTACGATGCAGACAAAGGTTATTAGTAGGCGCGGGACTTGGGCTTGGGAAGGAACAGTTGCTCCAGAAGCTAGTAATGAGCCTATTCAAGATGATCCAAGTGATTATTATTTAGAAGATTTATTTCAACAGTGGTCGAAGAACGGTGGGGATACCGTAACATTTCCTAATGGACAAACTACGCCAGATGCGTTTGGTAGATTTAGTGCAGCTGGAGTAATGATCAATTATGGAATTGTTACTACTCGGTTTGCACAAGGTCACGTGGCAATTGAAACTCGTTTCCGTCCAATATCAGTTAATGTTGGAACAGATATGAGTGTGGTTAGAATTTTAGGTGCTAGAAAATCAGCATATGTTTCGTTGTGGAATAACGGTGGTAATCTTTCATTGAGACTTACGAATAGTGGAAGTTCAATTGCAAGTTCTCCAACAGTTCCGATTACACTTGGTGAATGGTATACAATTAGGTTGGAAAGAGATAGATATAATTCATTCAAGTGGTATCTAAACGGAGTGCTTCAAGACGAGCAGGATTATGACATTTTTACTGATGCCGGGACAGATACGGCAAGTATTTTATTTGGTCACGGTGGATCAGTAACAGCTGTACTTGATGCTCAATATATTCGTGTTGCTCACTCAAATGACACTCCTTACATGGCAAGATCTCCAATTAGCGAGGTTGTTGGTTTCGCTGTTCACAACGACGATGAGGCTAGTTATATTATTTCATCAGATGGAGGTCGTCATTGGACGGAGCCAGTATATATTGGCTCCGATAAGTATGGTGAAGAAATTCAAGGTCTAGGAGATGATGATAGAATTGGCGGCGATTTAGTTGTTCGATATCGACAGGCCAATCAATATGTTGACACAAGCTCATTAGATAAGTTTGCCGTTCTTTATAATAAGATTGATAATGCCGATGAGGAGCCAACCGGCGGTCGTTATTCATTTGGCCCAGTTGTGGGGGGAGATTTAAACGCTGATGGTAGCTTAGATCTTGATCATAATTTAAATGCGGCTGTTAATAGTATTGAACTTGAAGTATATGCAGGAGCAGCTCGTATTCATCCTGATATTGACTATGATGAGATCACACCTCAGACGATTAAGATTCTTTCAGGTGTTGTTGGAGCTACATATCATATTTATAAAAAGCCTGCCGGTCAAATTGCACGTGAAGTAGGACTTGATGGGAGAACTGTTCTTTCAATTGGAGATGGCGTAAATTCAGTCGGCGATTTTATTGGTAATACAGAGCAAGTTTTCATTGATGCAATTAATGCCGCCATTCTTGCAGGCGGAGCGGTTGAAAGAAAAATTTTTGTTGGAGCCGGGGTGTTTAATTTTGCTGCAACTGTTAATTTAAACATTGCTGGGATTGAAATTGAAGGTTCGGGTTGGAATACTGAAATTATTGGGCCCGGAAAAGCAAGCGGAATTGACGCATTTACTTTGTCAGCAGCGGAGATTGGATTGAGTAAAATGCGTATTCGAAATTTTCAAGATGGAATTCAACTTAGCAGTGGTGCCGATAGATGTCAGGTTGATTGTAGAGTTACGGCCAATGATGAAGGAATTGTAATTGATTCTGGAGCCGATGAAAATATAATTAATGGTTTTGTTCATGATAACGATACAAATGGCGTTGTTGATAATGGGAATGATAACATTATTGCTGCGCTTGTAATAAGGAATCCATAATGGCAAATATTGTTAAAACCGGATTACGCGGAAGTGTCTTTACACAGGAAGATGGAATCATTACTATTAATAAAATGGCCCGGATGGGAAGCGGGAGTCAGGTAGCTGGCGTTGGCGAAATAGCGGTAAGTCCTAGTTGCGGTACATGGTCGACAAATTCGTTTACTCATCAAGATGTGACTAACTTGTGGGTTACAATTACGACAACTGGAAATCCTGTAGATGTTTATCTAGTAGGAGATGATACGGGGAATCGTGAAACTTTTATAGAAATTTTAGATGAGAGTACCAGTAGTTATCCTACCAGAGGCGAGTTTAGAATAGTGCGCGATTCTACAGTCATTTCAGCTTTTGAGCCAAGAATATCCGCAGGAGATGATCCATGGGGCGCTTTGAAAGTGGGAGATAGTGTTACCTCTATTCAGACTACTGATAGAGTTGCGGCGGGGACTTATACGTATAAAATTCAAGCTAGGAGTTCTTCGAGCGCCACCGATTACTATGCAAAAATTTTTAGAGCGCAGTTGATTGCGGTCGAAAGAAGATAATTTAATTACAAATAAAAGGAGACGACAAATGGGTCAACAGATTTCTTTCAACGATAAGTTTGGGAACACTTGTTCTACGGCTTATATCAAAATTATGAGTATTGAAGTTCATTGTCCGCTAGTTGGCGATCTTCAGTATAGAGTTCTGGCGTCAGTTTTTAAAGATAAAGATGCACGAGATGGATCAAAGGCCGGCGTTTCGTCGGTGGTCATGAATGTGTCCTCGGCTTCAGAAAAAACGAGAGCGAATCTTTATTCAGATCTTAAGTCTGCGCTCGTAAGCCAAGGCGTTGTCGCCTCTGCTGACGACGTTACCGACGTTGATCCGGACGAGTAAAAATAAAAAGGAATAAATTATGCCTCCTACAAGAAGTAGAGTCCCAGGTCTTCATTCGGAAGCTCTGCCAGTTGGGACAGTAATTGACTGGTATCGTAAAGATGCCGGCACACCTATCCCTGAAGGCTGGCAATGGTGTGATGGTGGGCTTATTAGTGACTCTCGTTCAGATCTTGATGGAATTAATACACCTGATCTTAGAGATAAATTTGTAAGAGGTAAAACAGATACTACAGCCGGAACGTCTTCTGGCGGATCTGACACTAAGAATATAAGTCATACTCATGGTCCAGGAACATTAAAATTTCAAATATGTGGACATTCTGGTGGCGTCCCGTCTTTCTTTAATTCTGCCGGGACTGAAGTTTATCCTTTAGGTTGGTCAAATGCGGAATATGGAGCTCATCATACTGATATTAAGCGAAACATTTATCTTAATGAAAATTTATATACGAGAGTTGCTGGAGCCACCGGATTAACCGCAAGTGGAGGTTCAAGCTCTCAAGATATTATTCCGGCTTATGTTGGCCTTATTAAACTAATAAAAATATTCTAAGGAGTAATAAATGTCAGGTGGAGCTTTTAAAAAGCGAGCAGGTCGAGCATCGGCGCGAAGGAGTCCCTCGGCAAAAGAGCCAAGTGACTTTGATGTAAACGCGTCTGTGCTTGCAATGATTCCTCCAATTGGGGCTATTATAGATTATTATCGAACAGATGCGACAATTGACCTGCCTGACAATTGGCAAGTATGCGACGGAAACCCAATTTCAGATAGTCGCTCTCCTATGGTCGGAGATAATACGCCCGATTTAAGAGGGAAATTTAGTCGCGGAAAAGAAGATATGTCCGCAATGGGAAGCGATAGTGCAGGAGCTGATTCTATTAATCTTCCGCATACTCATACTACTAATAATCATACTCATAATGGTCCTAATCATAAGCATATATCGTTTTTTGCAGATGATAGTTTCTCGCCTTCAGCGGAGCAATCTGGTGTTGAATCTTCTGAATATGGTTCTCCTGGTCCCAATAAAACCGTTCATGCTTTTAGAACATCTAATGATAATTATAATATATGGGTTAATCCTAGCACGACAACCGCTACTGGAAGTCCGAGACCTATATATACAAAATCGTCTGGGACCGATTCAACCGGATATCAATCAGATTCAGGAATGGATAGTGGAAATTTGAGCGGAGTTGATAATAGACCAGCTTATGTAGGTCTTATTAAGATTATGAGGATTTTTTAATAAAGATTCCCCCTATTCACTTAGTGGTAGGGTTTAGGCCGCCTTCGGGCGGCCTTTTTGTTATATAAACTCGATAGGGGCTTTGTATTCTTGATAGATAGCTTGACGGTGGCGGGCTTGATTTTCAAAGATATAGTTGCCTTTATCGGCGCAGTCAATAATGATAGCGAAGTCTTTGTTGGGCGAAATTCTTAAAACTCTACCTATTTTCTGAATTATGGAGCTTTTAGCTTTTCCGGCTCCAGCAATAAACAAAACATCTGCCCTCCAAGTGTCAACACCTTCTCCAATAACGGAAGTACCGCTTAGAATATCAATTTCTTTATTATTGAATTTGTAGATAGCTTTCATATTGGACTTAGTTATAGAACTAATGAATTTATAGTTTGCCCCTTCAAGAAGCTTACCAATAAGCTTTCCATGCTTAATCTCATCTACTAAGATTAGAACCGATTTGCCTGCGTCGGCCATCTTTATGGCTCTATTGGCAATCATTTGGTTGCGTATTTGATTCTCAACGATACGTGTACGGTAGGCTGTTTTATAGGGCATCTTGTTGAAATGAGGTTGGACTTTATTGTTGAGAATATAGAAGATAGGTTTGGCAAGAAATCCATCCTTGATGCCTTGAAGAGCCGAATAGCGATAGCCAATGCTATCTGTGACACCTAAAAGAGCTAGATCGGCTCCGTCATTACGAAACACAGTACCAGAAAAACAAAAACGATGATAAATGGAATTGAATTTGTTCTTATTCAACTCCTGATATGTTTCAGCAGCACTGTGGTGAACCTCATCGATGATTAGACATCCGATTCTCTTGAACCAGCTATCGTCTAGGTTAGGCAAGCTCATGACACATGCGACAGTGATATCTTTGTTAAGATCTTTTCTATTATCTCCTATAGTTCCAACGTGCTTTCCACCGAACTTGAGAGCCAGGGTCTCCGCTGTTTGCACAACAATGTTGTTAGTAGGACATATGATTAGCGTTGGCACCCCGAGACGCTTAGTTACCTCGGTAATCATACGCGTTTTCCCCGTACCGGTGGCAGCTTCTATGGTTTCTCTACCTTTGGCTACGCATAAATCAATGGCCTCGGTTTGATAGTAGCGAAGAGGAAGTTCCTTGATCTTGTCACGGAGATAGAGACATTTCTTTGGTTTCTTCCGTTTGTCAGAAGTGGAGTATGGGATTTTGCTGGCTTCCAAATACTTCTTGACCATAGTCAATAGGCCCGTTGGAAACGAACCATCTTTAACATTGAATAGCTTAACAATAAGCTTATGCTTAAGGAAACGCTCGGCTCTCAGCTTTTCCTTGATCTTCTTATCGTACGCATCTATCTGAGCGTCTACCTCGCATCTCGTACGTTTTACATACAGATACTTTATCTGCTTTTCTACCTGTTTAAGGCTATACTCAATAGATAGGTTCTTATAGGAGAGCTTAATGCTGAGCTCGTTCTCAGCTTTACCGCTCAGACCCGTTATATTAGAGTAGCTATTATTCACAGTTATCTTGACCATATAGCCATTATACATCAATGAAAAAAATTTAAAAAAAGTTAGTGGCCCAACTTAACTACATTGTATAATGCTACTGAGGGTAGGTTGAGAGAGCCTATAATATATTAGAGTTGAGGGGTGAGAAAAGTGAAGGATTCTGTGATTATATGAGAATACAACGATATATTTAAGAAAAAGTAGAAATAGAAGTGTATTTATAGAGATATACAGAATCATTAAAGAAAATATGTATATGAAAAAGTCCAATGATTATGTGGAGCTATGATCTAAGAGAGATGAAATCATAGCTCCTTTTTTGTGGCCGGAAAACGTGAATGATTATACAGTGATAGAAGTAATGATTTCATAGGTCTGTAAATATACATAATCATTGGCGAAAAAAAAGTGTAA